GTGTAACAGGTCTCACAGCACGTCAGGGACGTGTAACAGGTCTCACAGCACGTCAGGGACGTGTAACAGGTCTCACAAGACCAACTGATAGACCAAAAACAATCCTTATGTTATTGTAGTTAAAGATGACCTCATTACTGAACCCACATGGACTATGTTTTAATGAGTTCAAGTCCATAGTTCCTTAAGTAGTGTTAGTGATTCAAGCCACTCCGCCAACCTGACCTAATAAGTAGTCATTTCAGTCACCAGTCCACTTACCTAAGGACTGCCGAGCCTGATTTGTAAAAAAGAAAATTTTCATTTTTCATAAAAATTTGTTGAAAAGGCTTGACAAATGTCGAAAAGTGTGATATAATAGTAGTATAGAAAGGAGGTGGAAAATAATGAATGACAGCATTAAAAAGTTGATTTGTTGGTTGTGTGGTTTCAATACAAACAATAATTTTTACAATATCATTACTGTAAAAATTAAAGTAAAGAAAAACACAAGACACAAAATGTCTGAGATACTTAGTGCAGTTGAAAAAGAGCTAAAAGAACTCGGCATATTTGACTAATACAACAAGCGGAGAGTGCGGACAAGCACTCTCTGTCTTTCGCCTACCCAATGTCCTTTAATCACATAAATAAGAAAAGACCCAATTGGAATAACTCCTTTCGGGTCTTTTCTTTATATTATCTGTGTGTCAGACAGTATTTTGGTTTTCTCACCGTCATTGGTTTAGGACTATTCTCCACTGGTGGTTCAGTCACTACAGCAAGTCTTTTCTTGGTCCTCGCAGACTTAAAGGACTTAAATATAGGAGAGTTACTCCTTGTCTCTTCAAGTGCTTTAGTCACAGTGGACTTAATTGCATTAGACCACAGTGGTGCAAGCTCATTATAGTCCTTTTCATACTGTGCATAAATAGTTTCATTCACACGTCCCTTGTCTTCCATTTTTGACAGTGCAGTGTTAAGTCCTTTGACTGTCTTATACTTCTTTGTAAGTCTTACCACTGTATTTAACAGTGCTTGTACATCATCACAAGCACCTAAACAGTAGTGCGTGGAAGTGGTATGAAGTCTGTACCAGTCCTCTCTTACTTGTACTATATAAAAAGCGTTAATCATGTCCATAGTCTTTAGTCCTCCCTATAGTCTTTCAATACACCATAAAGGTCGTCGGCATAATATAATCCTGTGAATACATTAAAGATAGCAGTACAGTATACTCCCTCTTTAGTCTTTACTACATAGTCATTTTCTCTCTTCTTTATTAAGGTCACGTCCTCTTGTGTATTAGTGGAGTGTACCTGTGCTTTAACAGTAGTCATTTTTAAGTCCTCCTAAGTCTTTATCACTGTTCAGTGCAGTAGTTCTCTTTACTACTCTTATATTATATCACACTTAAACACTTTCCGCAAATACTTGGTCTGTAGTGGCACACCACAGTGGTGTGAGGTGATGCAAGTCTTTAAGTGTTTTACTCCAGAGGTATATAAGAGTATAGTATAAAGGGACTACTAAAACACAGTCCCTTGTAAACACTCAGTGGTCCCTAATCACTGTTTACAACAGTGATTGTAGTCCTTTGGACTAAGTGCCGGTATATAAAGAGTATAATATATATATAAAGGGGAGTATAAATGAAGTATAAAGAATAGAATATAATATTCCTACCACAGTGAATAAAAGACTGTTAAAATGACCGTGAACACTGTTGTGGACAGTGGCGAAAGTCCTTTGAGTGTAAAAGCGGTATAAGAAACCTATATATATATATAAAGAAAGTATAGAGTATAATCCTTATATCACTAAAACACCACTAATGTCACTACTATCTCTCTCTTTTAGTCCTGTCTTATACCCTTACCACTGTGGACTAAATAGTCTTTTTATTACCCTCAACCACTGTAAACGGTCCTCCCAGTCCTTTATGACCTCTCCAATATTGTATAAACCCTCCTCTGGTTCACTGACTGTCAGTGACAGTAAGACAAGTGGTTATTATAATAGTGGTTTATACCCTTTCTATACTTCTTTCTTTATATATATATTCTTTATCTATTATAATACTCTAATGCTAATACTCTAAACTCTTCTCCGGCTCTTCCCTCAATTTATAACTATTACTAAATCTTCTTCCCGGCTTTTCGGTAAAATTAAGGACTACCACAGTGTTGTTAATACTATGATAGTCCTATTATTTATTCTATTACAGGTACAGGCTTGAAGTCCCTTAATAAGCTATCAAACAATTCCTCTATACTAAGTACAATAAAGGACCCGGAACTGTTTTTACTAACTTTTCCGTCTTTTTTAAGAGGGTGGAACTTTACTGAGTCACTCATATACTTTGCATTTGATACAACTACAATCTTACCAACGATACCGTCTGAATTTCTCTGGCATAACTTATCTAAGTTATTGATTTTCAAGAAGTCCTCAATAAGTCGTTCTTTTTCTATAAGAAAGTTTCTATCCGCTTTATCAGCTAATAACTTAAGTTCATTAAGGTCATGTATTTTCTTATTTAAATCCCTCATCACTACATTGCCCCTTTTAAATCGCAATTCAATAAGCCAGTTTCTTAACTGTTCACGCTCTATTTTACACTCCCCACAACCACAATCAAGGTTGGGGTCATTTAGTGTATCAAGGTGTTCTATTGCTTCTGTAAGCTCCTTATTGTCACTTTTGTCAAGTGAAATTATATCAAGATAATCTACCATCCATTCTTCAATATTATCAAGGTCATAAGAACCGTGTCCTACGTTCCATGTGTTGTTAGTTATATCATAGTAAATAAGCTCATAATAAGCTCTCTCGGTATTACCACTAATAATTATTTGTGGGTTGATAGCCTTAATTTTTGTGGTATTCAGACATTCTCCCATTTATTTCCTCCTCAAACTTAAATTTAAATTTTAAATTCTTCATTCCATAGTATTCAGCACACTCTTTACATACATGGTACTTACTATGCACCACTTTCCAACCTTTTTGCTTACAAATATGTTTCTCAAAGAATAATCTACTTGCACAATCATGCATTCTTACTCCACTTGATATTAAGGTAGTACCGCATACATCACATTTAAGTCTGGTAGTACAACTAAACGACATACTCTTTCACCTGCTCTATATACTTTTTTATACATAATTAAACACCTTTCAATACTGCTTTTTCTTTTCTAAGACTTTCTTGACAGTCTAAATACCTTTGATTTAATGAACCTCGATATTTTAATTCATAGCTCTTAAGCTTTTCTACAAACTCTCCGTCTATTAAAATATCTGTTACTTTTAAAAGGTCTAACCACTCAGGTCTTTCACTGTAAGCGCCTCTTAAAAGCTCTTCAAAGGTGTAACCTGTATAGGTTACTATATTTAAGTCTCTTTCTAAAGACTTAACCAACTCTGCAAACTTTGTCAGTGCAGTTGCTTGCTCAAAAGGCTCACCTCCACTGAATGTAATTCCGTCAAGTAGTGTGTTACTCTTTATGTCACTTAACAACTCTTTAAAATCAACTTCTTTACCTCCGCTGAGAGAATGTGTTTGAGGGTTATGACAACCTTTACAGTGATGAGGACAACCCTGTACAAATACTGTATACCTAAGACCCTCTCCGTCAACAATAGAATCATTTACTACTCCGGCTATTCTTAATTTCATAGGGTTTCACCTTTCTTAAAATAAGCTCCACATGAAATACTGTGGAGCTTAAGTAATTATTAGTTCTTATTTCTTACATTATGTTTTACTCTGTCTCTCTCCTCAGCTCTTTTAGCGTTGTTAAATCTGTCAAGAGTTCCTACGAGATAACCTGTAATACGTCTGATACGCTCAAAAGGTCTGTCATTCTCTTCTCTACCACATTTAGGACAAGTATCACCAATTATACCTGTGAACCCACATTCGGGGTCACGGTCAACAGGGTGGTTGATAGAACCATAACCAATACCACTTTCTTTCATACATCTTATAATCTTTTCAAATGCAGGAAGATTTTCAAGTGGGTCACCGTCAAGCTCTATATAACTTATGTGTCCACCGTTTGTAAGCTCATGGTAAGGCGCTTCGATTTTTATTTTATCCAAAGCATTGATATTGTAATAAACAGGAACATGGAAAGAGTTAGTATAGTAGTCCCTATCTGTTACTTCTTCAATAACTCCATATTTTTCTCTGTCTATCTTTACAAAACGTCCAGAAAGTCCCTCGGCAGGTGTAGCAATAAGAGAATAGTTAAGACCTGTCTTTTCACTTTCAAGGTCAACCCTCTTTCTCATATAAGAGACTATTTCGAGTCCCAGCTTTCTTGCTTCTTCACTCTCTCCGTGATGCTTTCCGATAAGGGATTTAAGCGTTTCTGCAAGACCAATAAATCCAACAGCAAGAGTACCATGTTTTAACACTTCTTCTACTGTATCATCAATTGAGAGCTTATCAGAATCAATCCATACACCCTGTCCCATAAGGAAAGGATAATTTCTCACTTTCTTACAGCACTGAATTTTAAACCTCTCATTCAACTGGTCAATAGTAAGGTCGAGCATATCCTTTAGCATTTCAAAGAACTTATTTATGTCGTGCTCAGCCTTTATAGCAAGACGAGGTAAATTGATTGAAGTAAAGCTCAAATTACCTCTACTGTACGCTATTTCTCTCGTAGAGTCATAATTATTACCTAAAACTCTTGTACGACAACCCATATATGCTACTTCTGTTTCTGGGTATCCCTTTTTATAGTATTGCAAGTTAAAAGGGGCATCAATGAATGAGAAGTTGGGGAATAACCTCTTAGCTGATACCCTCATAGCTAACTTAAACAAGTCATAGTTTGGGTCTGTTGGGTTATAGCTAACTCCCTCTTTAACTTTAAATATGTGAATAGGGAATATAGGTGTTTCACCATTTCCCAGTCCTGCTTCAAGAGCGTAAAGAAGATTTTTAATTACAAGTCTTCCTTCTGGTGAGGTATCAGTTCCATAGTTTATGGAGCTAAACGGGACTTGTGCTCCTGCTCTGCTGTGCATGGTGTTGAGATTATGAACAAAAGCTTCCATAGCTTGATATGTAGCTCTTTCAGTCTCTAACAAAGCACTATCCACTGCAAATTTCTGTACCTTGTCACACACACATAAAGAGTATGATTTATGAAGTTCAGCAAGTTCATGAATCCTGTAGTCATTATCGTCTGAAATTACAGGCTTAACACCCTTTGTGTCATACACACATTTAGAAATATTTTTTGCTAAATCAAAGGCATCCTTGTAGCTTAAATCTTCAACAATAAGAGAAAGACCTTTTGCTAAGTTCTCTACATACTTTTTTTCATAAGTCTTTCTTACTCCCTCTGACATAGCATAGTCAAAGTTAGGAACACTTTGACCTCCGTGTTGGTCATTCTGATTAGACTGAATGGCAATACACGCAAGAGCCGAATAACTGGAGATGTCATTAGGTTCTCTCAAATGTCCATGACCTGTAGAGAAACCACCTTTAAAAAGACGGACTAAATCAATCTGACAACAAGTAGTTGTAAGAGTGTAAAAATCCAAGTCATGTATATGAATGTCTCCGTCAGAATGAGCCTTAGAATGCTCTTTCTTAAGAATGTTCATAAGATAAAACGCTTTAGCAGAGGAAGAACCATACTTAAGCATAGTTCCCATTGCTGTATCTCCGTCAATATTAGCGTTCTCTCGCTTTGTATCACTGTCCTTTGCGGAGCTGTATGTAAGCTCACCTAAGACTTTCATAATATTTGTTTTACTGTCACGAATATTAGTCCTGTCATTTCGGTATAAAATGTAAGCTTTAGCAGTTGTAGTGTGACCTCGTTCAATGAGTACTTTCTCAACAACATCCTGAATCTCTTCAACTGTGGGTATCTCATCTTTGTGATACTTCTCATAAAGTCTTACTACCTCATTTGCTACTTTCTCGGCTTCATTCTTATCTGTACCTCCGACAGAACGAGCGGCTTTAAAAACAGCTACTGTAATTCTGCTGACATCAAAAGGGACGACACGTCCGTCACGCTTTATAATACTTGTTATCATAATAATCGGTTCTCCTCTCTATAAGTGAGTTTAAGTATTCTGCATATCTTCTGTCTCTATAGGTACTTTTATATCACTTCTGTCAACAGCATAAATAGCAGAAACTTCCGAAACATTGAAGTATATAGGAATTCCCTTAGTCTGGTCTAAACCCTCTATTTGGTAACCAGAAAGACTTCCGTCTGAGTTGTTTACCTGTGTTTTAATTGACTCACAATTAAATCGAATTACGGCTCCACTCTTCATAAACACTTTTACATTTATCATATTAACTACCTCCCGTTACGTTAAAAGCTTGTATACAAGTTTAAGTTGTCTTAGCCAGTTTGCAACATTTAACAGGTTTTCTCTGCTAATTTGAATGTCCTCAGGATTAAACCTTTCATTATAAGAATTCTCAAAGTATTTTATGGCTTCGTCCAAAGTCATTAGCGTTGAACTTTGTGTCTGTTCCAGTGTCTTTTTAAGACGACAATTTTCACGTGTTAAATGGTCAATTTTACTTTCAAGTTTAAAACATTTCTCTGTAAGACATTTCTCTGTGTTATTCACTCAAAATCACCTCATTCCAAAGTACTTATTTTTTTTGAGATAATGTCCCGATTGCTATTAGTTACAGCTCTAATATTTGATTCCTACACCACATAAATAAACAAGTGGAATAGGAGAACAGTTAAATTCAAATCTGTTTGTGACAGTGCTTGCGCACAAAGCCACCTATTTTATTTTCAGAATAAAACACAGAGGTTTCGCCACAATGGCTACATTGTACAACAATAAATTCTTTGTATGTATCAGGAATAGACTTTTTAGACGGCATAGTGTTTTACCTCTTTAACTGTTATTCACTCAAATTAGAGTGTACAAGCATTATAGCATAGTAAACTTACTTTGTCAAAAATCCAAACCAATGTAATTTATTATCTGCATAATTTATAATATATATATAATATAACTATATTTATTTTATAATATTCCCTAAAGGGAATATAGCCTATGGCTTAAAACTTCAAATAAATATCTGGTAAAAATTCCTGCTCAATAAAATTTTCAAGCATAACTAAATGCTGATTTAATTGTTCCTCTGGGTTTAACTCCTCTAAGGTCAATACAGACTTTTGCTGACTACCCTCTCTCCAATTAATGGTTATTACTTTGTTGTTTGAATAGCACCAAGATACTTTGCTTGAGGTTTTTTGTGTAAACTTGTACTCACAGTCATTTACAACCACTGATACAGGAAACACCTTTATTCTACTCACAGAGAAGTATTGTTTGTCACCTCTATAATTGACTTTCTCAACACCTCTCAGAACAAGTTGATAACTAAATGTACAGTCATTGATGTTCAAAACACTTTTAGAGCTTATATAAGGCACTTCCCACAATGTATGTGTAGTTTGTGTGTTCATACTACTACCTCCTGCTTAAAACGTGTTCCCAGTGTGCTAAGCGTTTGCATAAAGTTAGTAATATAGGTAATTTATTCATTAGATTCTCCTTTATCTGTAGCTTTAATTTCTACTACATCTGTAACTTCATTATCCTCATTATTAGATTGTCTGTTCATCATAGAGCCAAATAGCTTCTCCATGATACCACCACTCTGTGGGTTAGTAATAGATGTAGTTGTTTCTTCTGTGCCGTCAGACCTTAATACCCTTGTCTGTCTTAAGACTTCTGGACTACCTGTCTCATACATCTGCTTTAACATCTGCATATACTTTATGTTTGTGTCCATAAGCTGTGAAACTTGTGGGTCAACAGCACCATTGAGAGTTTCAAAAATCATTGCTTTCTGCATTCGGGTCATATTGTATTCTACAATACCCTGCATAGCTTGAATAATGTCTCCCATACTTCGTGTATCAAACCTGTCAAACATCTTGTTATAAGCACATACATACCCTGATTTGTACTCAGGACATTTAGCCGCCGCATAACAAGTATCACATGATAACTTAGGGAATTTTTTAGAGTAAACCCTTTTAGGCTTTCGTGCTATCATCTGTCCCTTTACAAATTTACCATGTTCATCAAAGGTGGGTATAATTTCAGCCTTTTTGAATATTTCCTCGTCAAGACTGTCAATTTCGGGAGCTTCACTGTCTAATTCCACAGATTTATCAGGTAGTAAGCTATGAAGTCGGGACTTAATTTCTTCCTTTGACAACTCTATGTATTCCACTTCATCATCTTGTACATACTCTTCTTCTTTACGTTCCTTGACAATGCGGTCAAAATTAGTTCCAAGATTCAAAAGCTTATCATTGTTACCAGAAACACAGTCAGTAAAGAAGTTAATCAGGTCCTTAACTTTGGTTTCTTTATCAGGTACTATTCTGTTGACATAAAGGTCGTGCAATTCTGTGATAAGACATTCCTGTTCTGAATCATTGTACCAGTCCACCATTTTTTGATGTGTTCCTGTGTTCCAATTTAAGAAAGTTGTAATATCATACAGGATGTTTCTTGCACCCTCTACTTCGGGATTCACATTCATTTTGACACAGTAGTCTTTAACTCCCTCTGTAGAGCCGCTATCAAACCACTCGACTGTAGGGAAAAAGTCCTCTGGAAGATTGTTAATATCAGTTTTAATAGCCTTTGGCTTAAGCCAGTACAACAATGACTTGAGTCTATCTGTAATGTAATTTTCAGCATCAATGAACGCACCTAAATTAGCTCTCATCATAGACGTAGGGTCTTCATTAAGTAACAAATCCCTGTCAAGAGAATACCTGTTACATATTTCATCAAGATACTTATTACTTTGCCACTTGTCTTTTTTAAGTCTGGTCATTTTATTTCCAGTCCAGAAGTTCATTTCGCCATACTGTAGTCCGACAAGCCATGTAGTAGAGTCTACTGTATAAAAAGGAAGTTCGGGTAGTAATGCTGTTTTTGTCATTCCAAATCCGTGTGCTAAAGAGTTATACTTTTCAGTGTATTTAAGCATCTCTTTGAATTGACTTAAATCCATTACTTTATCATCAGAAACAGAAGAAAATCCGACATATGGGTATCTCTTACACATGAAATCCCATACGTCTAATCCGTCGTCATGGTATACAAAGCAAACGGGTATTCCTGTTTCAAGCATAAAAGGTTCAAAGTATTCTCTTCTCCACCTATTAACTACATCAAGTCCTACAAGATTCTGTAAGTCAAGTTCAGCCATTCCAAATATGCTGTCTTTATGCTTTCTCGCCCAATTTAAGTAAGACTGTATGTGCTGTTCCCACTGTTCTACAGTGTAGTCATGATACTCTGGATTAGCCATATAGGTGTAAGCACCTGAGTCTATGAACAGACTAATATCAGGATATGTTTTAAGCTGTTTAGCTCCTTTGGTTCTTAAGTACTCATAAGACATAAGAAAATTACGTATGCCCATGTTATAGCATATTTCAAGATAAGCAGGATTTTCTACACCAGAATAAAACATAGAAAATCCTCTCTTATAATCCATAACTTCTTTTAGGTTAGCATACTTAGGCTTTTCACTTGAAACTTTACCTGTGTTTTTACTCCTTTTTACAAGTTTCATACAGGAGTTACACCTCCTGTTAAGTCAACCTTAAAACCATTATTGAAAGCTATTTGATTATTGACCTTGGTTTTAAAGTAGTGTGTTTCAGTGTTACAGTCACTTTCTGCTCCTCTGCACATAACGCAAGTATGTGTTGCAGTAAGTTCAACAGCTAACCACTCAGGCTGTAACAGATTAAACAAGTAGTCTCCTACTTCGTCTGTTAGTCTTTCCTGTAATTGTGGCTTCTGTGAAAAATATTTAACTACTCTTGGAATTTTTGAAAGACCAATGATTTTGTTAGAGGGCATATAAGAAATGGTTGCAATACCCATAAAAGGCAACCAGTGATGTTCACAAGTAGAATGAAACTCAATACCTCTAACAGTAACAGGCTGTTTAATTCCACTACTCGAAATATAATCAAAAAGTTTCATCTTGGAATTAAGCTCCTCTATATTGTTGTTATTCCTGTTCCTAAAAAGTTCGTTGCAATACATCTTTGCTACCCTTAATGGTGTATCAATGTTACTATGTGTTTTATCCAGTTCAAGAATGTCAAACACAGCCTCAAGGTGTTGTCTTATTTCTTCCACTTTAATTTCATTCATTTTAATTACCTCCATATTTTCTGCTGGTGTCTTAAGTATATCACGCTTTTATATAAAAGTAAAGTAAACCCCTACTCCAACATTAATCGGGTAGGGGAAAAGTTACTTAATTTTTACCTTATCAAGGTTCATAATTGTTGCAGGATTTTTTCGACCGGTAATAGGGGTAGGAGTAGGGGTGTTGTTCAAAGCTTTTGTGCAATCATCAACAGAATCTTTAATACATTTCTGAGCTCTTTTAAGTCTTTGGGGATTTCTGATAATTTCCTGATAACGTCTTAACGTATCAGCATCTGCTCTCGTTGCCCAGTCAACATCTTCTCTATACACTATATAAACTCCTTTACTTAGATTTCTTTGTATACGACGAAACAGGAGTTGAAGCTGGGTCAATGTTAGTATACTTCGTAGAATCAAGAGCGCCTAAAGTGGCTTTATTCTTAGGAACATTAGGCTTACCTGTTGTACTCTTTGTCTTAATGGGTGATTTACAAGCCTCATTCATGTTAATTTACCTCCGTTATTTATTATATTAACCTCTGCCTCTTTGGGTTCTGGTGGTTGCTGTGTTACCACCTCTTACCCTATTGATAGCATTTCTTACTGTCTGGGTTACACGACCTATAATACCTCCTCTTCTCTGAGGAGCATTTCCGCTGGTATTTGACTTATTACCGTTTCTGGGCTGTGCATGAACAGTGAACACTTTGCTCACCTCCTTTATTTAATAGAAAACCACCACTTAACTAAGTGGTGGTTTGTGTTGGTAACTTCTTCTGTTGCAGAAAGAGTGTAGATTAGCCTCTTCCTCTTGTTCTGGCAGTGTTAGTACCATTGTTGCCGCCACGCTGTACTCTTACTCTACGAATAGGGGAAGTCTGACCACTCTGGGTTCTTGCTGTACCTACTACGGTACTACCACCACCGCCACCCTTACTCTTAGGCTGTGCGTGAACAACCATAGCAAAAAGTCTTTTCATGCTATTCACCTCCATTTTAGTCCTTAAAGGGTACTTATGTAATTAGGTGTATGAGAGAGAATGAAGTAAACCTCAATACACTACCTTTAGACTATAACAATATTATACCCTTATTTGTCTTTATTGTCAATAGAGTTGCAACAATTTCTGCCCGAAAAATTACAAACTGCATTTTTAAGACTATCATAATCCTTTATTTCAGAAAGGTCAATACCTGTTTTTGGTCTTTCATAGGCACAATTACCACAACCATATACTTTTCCGTCATAGTTTACAAAGATTGAGGTATAACCTGATGTACATACAGGGTCTAAGTCAAAACATATAGGTCTATCAATGTACTGTGGGGTATCATATTTAAACATATCTGAGTACTTTTTAGTGAGATTCCTATACTTAAAAGGGATTGAGAACATCACCAAAGGTATTGGAAATTCAGATGAGACAACTTCATTTATAACAGAATCATACAAGTCCTCACTTATAGAGTAGCTCTTGTCACAACCGCCCCAGTCTTCAATAGGCTTTATGTATACTGATGATACACCTAATTTATGGAACTTAACAAGGAATTTATTAAGTTCAAACCAATTTTTATTGTGTAGGTCTATTGAAATAGAAACTGGAAGTCCATTTTCAATAAGATATGTCAGTGTGCTATCCTTAACAGTAAAAGGTCGATAGGCACCTCCGTCAAAAGATACAGTAATTTCCTGTAGTGTGCTGTCAATTAAAGAGGGAGCATACTTATCAAGGTTCTTTCCATTTGTAATCATGCTGAAATATATATCTTGATAGTCTTTAAACTGCTCTAAAAGGTTTATTACTGTATCATCAAATAGAGGTTCTTTTCCGAATATATCGAACTTCTTTATACCGAAACTGTAAAGCTTATATACAATATCTGGTAAAGACATTGTGGGTTTATCTGTGTGGTCTACACCTGTCATTAAGCAATAGGGGCACTTTAAGTTACAGCTATTATTTATGCTTAACTTAGCACTTGTAATCTTACCTCTTTTTCTTACAAGGTCTATACATTTGTCACCGTCACCCACTCTATGGTAAGTGTCCTCCAAATCATTAGAATCATCAAAGTACTCTGAATACTCAGAAATGAGTTGACAGTTAGAGCACATATCCCCCTCATTCTTTTCAGTTTTAAAGCAAGAGCAGAAGTCATTCAGTTTAATACCATACTTACGAGCCAGCATAAATATATACTGTTTATCATAAGTAATAAACGGAGTACAAAACTCTAAATCGCATAGGCTCATAACCGCTGAAATCTTCTCAGAAAATTCAGCGGTAGCATCAGGGTACGGGTCTTCGGGAGGTTTAATTATAGCACCATACACTTTCACAGCACCTATACTTTGTGCATATGATGTTGCATAAGATATAAAAATCATATTCCGCATTTCAAGGTATAAAGAATTATATGATTCCTCTGATTCGCTATCAACTATAGAGCTATTAGACCATTTAAATGGATTGATAGTTATTTCTTCCCACTTGTAACCCAGTTTGGTTGCTACATCTCGTGAAGCTTTTCTCTCAAATTCTAAAGCTTTTTGACCATAATCAAAAAACAGTGTATGTACTTCTACATTAGGAAACTTTTCATTTAAGTGGTGCATAAGTACAACACTATCTAATCCACCACTGTTGAGTGCTACTATCTTTACCTTATTCATTATAACTACTCCTTTAATTACTTTGGCTTTTTCTTAAAGCCTTTCTTATTATTTTTCTTTGTGGACTTAGAACCACATTTAGACTTGTTACAAGACACTGTATATCCTCCCTCCTGTAGCTTAGAACTTAGCATATTAATATACTCCAAATCCTCAGAAATCCTAATAAGACTTACCATAAGGTAAGTCTGTAGTTTCTTAGGGACAATTTTATGTATTGAAAGGTAAACCAAGTACTTTGCAGTGCTGTAGTTTTTAATATGTGTATGTCCTTGCTCAAAAGGCTTATGTGAGTTATGTACTATATAACCATATAAAGTCTCATAAATCTTAAACTGTCTGTTGCTATAAATCTGGTGACTCATTAAGCTCACAACCTTATTTATTATTAAACCACTTAAATGGAAGATTGTACTTTACCATGATTAAAGTCTTAGCCAATTGTTCAAGCTTTTGATGTTCCATTGTATCTACATACATTTGCTCATACAATCCGCTACCCTCTTCCCAGTTATACTTACAGTGTAAAAGTTCATGTACCAAAGTACACTCATCACACACCTTTGTAATAAACTCACTTCTCGCCTCATCAGGTATAACCGCAATGCGTATTAAACTACTTTTATTTATGAACTCGAACTCATTTGTTCCTGCACATCCGTCTATATCTTGTTGTGGAACAAGTTTTGCTTTTATGTTCCAATCATTAAGGAACAATTTTTTCTGCCACCACTGAAGTGATTTCTGTAAAGTCTCCTCCGTGAACTTCATAATAGGTCCTTTACTCATTACATAACCCCCAAACACTTGTGCATCTGTATTTGTACCCTGATATTAAAAAGTTTATCATCAAGTAACCATTGTACAAGGTCTTTTGCAACTGGACTAAAGTACTCTCCCTGTGAACGGTAATAAAAAACGGGACTCACAAGAATTTTTGCAGGAGTAGGGTATGTTTTAAGGACCTGTTTCATAAAGTCATAGTCATGTCTATTTCCTATAACGAATTTTACTTCGTCCCTCTGCTTTAACACCATAAGGTTTTCATAAATGTTTCTGTGAGAAACACCACTTGTAGGACATTTAATGTCCATTATAAATTTCAGCTTAGAGGGGTAGTAAAGGTCGGTAGGGATTTTAGTACAACCATTCGTCTCAATGGATACGTTACAGTCATAGTCCGAGATAAATTCAAGTGCAAGCTGATAGACCGCTTCCTGCTGAATAAGTGGTTCACCACCAGTGATACAAATATTCTTGCAACCATACTTAACAACTTCTTGAACTAAATGCTCAACTGATATTTTATGTCTGTCCTTTTTAGTCTGGGGTTGGTCGCAGTAAGTACACGTCATATTGCAACCATATAGTCTTATAAAAACACAAGGCAGTCCTGCACCTGTGCTTTCACCTTGTATACTTAAAAATACCTCATGGTAATAAAGAATACCCTCTGACATATTTATTCACCTCGATATTCAGCATAGCTATCTTCTGTCTCCCACAACTTGACGGAGTACACCTTATAGTCACTGTTAGGGAGAATGTCCTCAGACAGCATATCATATATATGCACCGTCATTACTTCTGCTGTAGGTTGTGAAAAAAAGCTATTAAGATTAGAGTGGTCGTAAATATCGAGAATTTTATGCTTTACTCTCCTCTTAATATCACTAAAGTCGCACACCATAGCTTCTGTTGCAAGAGTTTCACTATTTATGGTGTTTGGGTCGATATTTCCTACAAATGTAACTTCGAGCTTGTAACTGTGCCCATGTAACTGAGAACACTTCCCCTCATAGTTATTGAGACGGTGACAAGCTTCAAATGTCATTCTTTTTGTTACATACACTTTTCTTTCTGCCATAATATTTCTCCTTTAATTACTGAATAACAAGATAAGCAACCATAACAGTTCTCTCTACCTCATCTTCTTTGATTTCATCAAATCCTGGCTTGATATAGAGGTCATGACCCTTAGTAGCTAAAATACCTCTTGCACTTGCAATAGCTTTGTACATTTGGTTTACTGCACTCGCACCCACACCTCTTACTTCTACATCACAACCCTCTTCAATACTGACAACAATACTGCCAGATAACTGAGGGACGGGGGACTTAGAAGACACCTTAATTACTTTCCTTTTAGAGTTCATTATCTTCTCCTTTCTGGTAACTTTCATAATTATTTCTGTAGTTACCTATTACTTTAGCTACAACAGCATCACTCTTAAAAAGACCGTGCTGTCTGCTATCATAGCTTACTAATGTGTTATCACCTCTAAAGTCATAAAGAACGCCGTCGTTATGTGGATATATGTCCTTTAGTCTTTTTACAATGAAATAGGGACTTCCGTCTTCTTCATCTCTTAAGTGGATAACGTATATTTTACCTTTCTTGCACTTACTTCTGTTGAAATGAAACAGTCTTCTGCACCAAAGTAATCTCCCCTCTCGGAAAGTCGGGAACATGGAATCACCCTTGACTTTCACGATAGGGAATAAAAAAATTAGGGGGAAAACTGTTGTCACGACAACAAGAATAGTTATGACAACCTTAAATAACATAATTTAATTACAGCCTTTCTCCAACAAAATTTTTGAACTATCTGCACATTCAAAGAAGTCCTCTAACTTCATTACTATGTAATCTTGTGAGCTGTTATGCTTGTGCATAATAACACAAGGTTTCTTATCCTTTGGACAATCACTTTCAGCTTGTCTAAGCCATGTAGGTAAAGACCACGTTTGAGCATTTTTGCATTCAACATGAAGCATTAAATCGACGTCCTTATCAGCTGATACAATGTCACCTCTGAACTCATCAGCTTTAACAGACTTCTTTGCAAATCCTCCGCTTTGCGGTGTGCGTACAAGGTCAATACCAAAGAACTCCTTAAACTTCTTTGCTACTGTTCGTTCAAAGCTTGCTCCCTTATTACGACTTCTTTTACCTCTTTTTCTGTTCTGTTCTTTAATTTCCTCTTTTGTGGGAGTGTTAGGTAATTTCTTCTTTAATTTCATCTTTATTACTCCTTATAAAAATAGTTACAGGTCTGCTTTTTCGCTAACCTGTAACTATTGTACCACATTCACAAATAAAAAGCAACAGGAATTATATTTTATTATATTCCTTGTACTTCTGTAATGCTATATCTGCAACTCTTTTCATGTTAGGATGTGGACTTCCAGTTGTACCACGAGAACGAAGATTAAAGAAGTGTTGCCATTCTTCGTCATTTGCTGTCATGACAATCTGTGCTTTAGTATCTACTGGGAGAACACCTCTTGCAAGCTGTGGCTTAAGACCTTGTTTCGTGAGAAATAAATAAGTCATTTCCGCAAATTCAAGTAGTTTTGTGTATGAGCATTTCTGAGCTTCATTCCATTCATCAAAAGTAGCTGGAGTGATAAACTCAATCTGATTTTCAAACTTGTCTTTACTGTAGTTACAATACCTTGTACTCTCTTGTGAATAGCTTGCAGGTCTGTGTCTTACCATTTCATGAGTAACACCACGGTCTGTAATAAAGGATATTGTAGTGTAAAGGTGTTTACTAACCTCCTTTTTAGTAGGACTAAGGTCAAAAAATTCCTCTCTGGATAGAAGCTTAAATGACGGACAGTGTACCTCTTCGTCATACTCATTGCTGTCTTTATCAAGATTAAAATAACCCGAAAACTGAGGGTAAACTTTTTCAAGACATACCATTAAGCTAACAACTCCGCTTTCTTTAATAGCTCGGAGGTTTCCTGAGACTAAAATTCTGCTTGTATGCTTACCACCCTCACTTAAGAAATCGACCTGTGTGCAGTTAATATACTTTTTCTTAAAAACTGAGGAGGTAGCACAAGGAATATTAGTAATAGCCTCAAAGATAAAAGTTGCGTGTTCGAGAACAGAATGATGTCCACTTTTAACAAGTCCATTAAAGAACTTCTCAGCCGTTTCGGGTATAAGCTCACTATTAGACTTGTAACACACTCTTCCAATTTTCTCAATGTGTATAAAAGGGTCACTCATAGAAATGACCTCAGCACTTGAATGTGTAAACTTCATTCTTTACCTCCATTTGTTACTTCCTTTCATTCTCGCTATCAAGGTTAATTAAAGAACCTGTAGCTCCTGTTTGACTCTGATACTTTCCACTGTAAGGAACTTTGCAGTCACTACTCATTTTACAGAATACAAGTTGTGCAACCCTTGTAAGGGGTTTTAGTAGTATCGGGACTTCACTTGCATTAAACAGTTCAAGGGTAATCTGTCCCTCAAATCCCGGGTCAACCCAACCTGCATTCTGAACAAACAAACCCATTCGTCCTATTGAAGAGCGTCCCTCAACAAAGGCGGTGAAGTTGTTAGGAAGTTTTAAATACTCAACCGTAGTAGCTAAGATAAACTCATGAGGTTGTATAATGTACTCTCCTGAGAACTTTTCATACTCAACAGGCATATTAAAAGCGTTGTAGTTATCTGAATCCCCATAAAGTACACTTGTACTCGGTTTAAGAAATGTGTTTCCAAGTCTAACGTCTACACTTGCAGGTTGTATTCCGTTGTCAGAAACAGGGTAAACAAGGGGACTATCTTCAACCTCTATAAGAGCTTTTAACTCTTTGTCATTTAAAATCATTATTTCACCTCCTTTAATGGTTTTAATTTTTCAGACTGCTTTTGTCTTAAATAAATTCCAGCATTACCTAAAACACAATATGTGCATAAAGTACCTGTTACTTCGCACATTGTTAAAGAGGGTTTGTTTCCCTCATTCACAATTTTTGCATATTCGCACACTATATTGACCTCCTTAATTTAGTATGATAACTTTCTTTTTTGCTCTTGTAATTCCTACATACATGACTTTTCTTTCCTCGTCATTCTTTCGATAAAAAGGGACTACAACAGGGAAGTTTCCATACATGATAACATTATCAACTTCAAGTCCCTTTGAGGTGTGTACAGTTAGAACCTTTACTCTATTAGAGTTCATCTCTCTATTAAGCTCTGCAAGAGTCATTCCCTCACGTTTAAAAGAGGTGTAAGGAATATTAAGCTGTCGTAGCATATCAGCAACCTCATAAAGCTCTTTATTTGTACGGACAAGCAAGAACCACTCTTTGTATGACGTTTCATTCTTAAGAGAGTTAAGTGTTTCACCTATACTTCTCTTAGAGCGAATATCATACTCACCTGAGTAAGTCATGATAGGATTTATGTCTTTATCAATTCTGTTGTCCACCTGTCTTATCACACTATCAGCAAGTTTAACAATGTCAGTACCGTTTCTGTAGTTATTAGTTAGGTAATAAGTTTGAAAGCTTGAGTCATTAGCAAGGGACTTAAAGATATTTACATTTCCTCCTTTAAATCCATAAATACTCTGGTAATCGTCACCTACAAAGAAATAATTATCAGAATTAAGAGACTTAATGAAGTTATATTCGAGTGTTCCTACATCTTGAAACTCGTCCACAAACACATATTCAATATGTGCATTGAGCTTTTCAAAGTACGCTTTAGCCTTTATTAAAAGCTCGTCAAAGGTTATAATACCTCTTTTCTTGCATAATGTTTTGATGCTTTCACCAAAAGTGGCATGAGTTCCACTTTTAATGTCATCATATACTACTTGACAAGGGAGATGTAACAGATTGAAGTCCGCTTCTTCAGAGGGTATTAAAAACCCTTGTAGTAATCTTTCATCTGCTCTACCCATGTCTATTTGAGACTGTAAGTTCTTATAATCAAGGTATCTATCAATGGTTAAGTGGTTACAGTACTTAGTAATAAGCTCCCTGTGTAACTGTATGTCAAGCTCATCATTAAACAGTGAGTACTTCTCTCCACTTTCTTTCATAATACGGTTTGCAAAGGAATGAATAGTACCTATAAAGCAGTCTCCTGCTTTTGGTACGTCACTTAACCTTAGCTTCATTTCTTCTGCCGCCATGTTAGTGAAAGTGATAGCAACAACGTTGTGCGGAGGTACATTTAATTCCTCAATTAAGTACCTAACACGCTCTGTAAGAGTTCTTGTTTTACCTGACCCTGCTCCTGCTATAACAAGAATGTTGTTTGCTGTACTGTGCACAATAGCTTCCTGCTGACTATCAAGAGTGATTTTCTGAGGAACAGGAATTTCACTAAGTTCCTCAACTGTACTTCCTCTTTCCTGACTTTTGAACATAGTCTTACCTGAGGGTTTATTATTGAACCCTCTTGAAAATAAACTCATAGTTGTTACTCCTTTATTACAGCTTTATAGTGAAATTATTTTCACTCATTAGTTTTTACCTACATTGTAATTTCTGTTTTCATCATCAAAATCAGACGTTCTTCTTGATACTTCCCTGCTCAAAAGGAATATAGCATCTTCAATATTGGCTATGTTGTAAGTCAACAAGTCTCTTTTCTTACACCAGTCAACGTATTCATAATAATGAGGTTTCACATCTGGCTCTGAATTTATAAGACGTTCCTTGGCAGTCTCAGAAAGCTTACTGCTGGATAGAGCTTTATATACCTTTTCACTTGAAACAACATAATTCCGCTTGGCATTTTCAAGTTCTATATCAACCCTACCTAATAGTGTTCTAAGATAAAGCTTCTGCTGTGTAAAAGCATTAAGAAACTCGCCCAATTCTCTTGAAGTAACCCCTGTAATCTGTGCAGGAAGCATTAAAAAATCTTCATTTATATTTAAATTCTTTCCTGCTTCAAAGAATACTACACCCCGAGTTTCAAGGTTATCTTCAAGGTTGTTTAAGTATGTCTTGTGTAATTCTCTTGGGTTCATTTTCTTTCCACTCTTAATCTGTTTCATTTAATCACCTCACTGTGTTAGTTCCAACACTCAGTCTTGTAAGAACACCAACGGCACATATTGTCATTTTTAGTGCTACCCTGTCTCGGAGGAATAGTACCATTCTCTATTGAGGAGTTCAGCTCCTTAAACTCATTTAAAATCTCTTCCATAAGTATAATGGAGTTAGATTCTGTAGAGGTAACACAGTACTCTTTTAAGTCCTGGGTGTCTTTATTTTCATAGAGGAATACTACCTTTGTTATAGGTTTCTCACAATTAAACAGAAGTGTGTCCCTCTGCTTACAAAGCTGTACTTGAAGTCTTATTTTATCTTTCTTTGAGTATTTATTTCCGCTTTTGAGATAACTGTACAACTTGTGATAGGTCATAGACCTTGAAGTACTTGACTTTTCAAACTCCTCAGCATTATTGTATTTTTCCCTTAAGTACTTTCTGTACTCCTCTAAACAATAGATGTATACAAGTCCTTGTTTTTTATGCTCAGGCTTTTCAGACTTAAGCTCGGAAAATCCCCTCGAATTGATAGACTTTATTTCAAGAACACCTAATTCGCTATTTTTAAGGTCAAGAATACCGTCTGTATGTCCTTGGATATTAAACTCTGCATTGTACAGAGGTACTTCGTCCATAAGTAACATTCCCATAGTCTTAAGGTAGTTTTGAAGTCTCTCATGAACTCCTGTACCGTTATCGAATATTCTTCTTGTTCTTGCATCAATAGAATATGGGTCACAGGGAGTATTTGTCCGTGTGTAGTATCTTGACCTTAAGCACTGACCTACTGCTGACGGAGCATTAACATTTATTGCTCTGTCTCCGTCTTTAGCACTAAGACTTAAAAGGTACATTTCAAGAGGTTTTACTACATACCCCTCTTTTTTCATTGACGAAAATATCTTATTTAGACTCATCATCTTTTCCTTTCATGTTTAGTATTATCTTCTGAATATATTATAATGTGTTCCATAAATAAAGTAAAACGACCTAATTGTAAGTCCTAAATACTTCATCAAGAAAGGTGTCCCAATCTATTACAGATAAGTCATAACACTTGTCACCCTTGCTTATGAGGTGTCTCTGTTCGTGTTGAACCCTAAATGATAAAGACTTATTATGCAGTTCAGCTAATTCGATAGTAAGCTCTTTAGGAATATCCTTAGAACACATAACTGCAAATCTCTTTCCGCCATTTTCAAGGTCAATACACATGACAGGAATACGTAAACCGTCTTTTATAGCTTCTCTGTATATCTTGTCCCATGTATTAAAAGTCAGAGAGTAAAATTTATCACCTGTGGTCTTACACTCGACTAAGAATGCATCATTTCTTACATCACCTTTTGCTCCCCATAAAGCTCCGCTTGCAGGAGTAACTCTACCTGACAATTCTTTTGCTACTTTATCCTCCTGTTTTTTTGAACTTCTTTTTCTTATGTCCATTCAAACTCACTCCTTTTTTAAAGGTAGTTGCACCACTTCTCTTGTTTAACTTCCACCTATTGCAATAAATGTTAGTAGCTGTAACTACCATGTCATACTTAAGAACATTGGGATTCTGGCATACTTCCTCTTTGTCACCAAAATCTTGATAAAAGTACTCGCAGTTATAACAAGACATAGTGTACTTAGACCCTTTAGAAAGCTTTTCTCTAACAGGGTCATAACCTCTGGTAAATTTCATTTCTTGTCTCACCACTCATTACTTATCACTTAACCTTTGTTGCAAGGTCAATGACTTGCTTTTTAATTTCTTCTACCATTTCATGCTTGTCTTTAAAGTCTAAGATAAGAGCATCAAGTCCCTGATACTTACTGTCTTTATAATAGAACCAAGCGCCACGTCTTTCAATAACTCCCCATTCTACTGCAAGCACGACTATTTCCTTGAAATTATCATTATAGAGTCTTCTAACACCTGCATTATTATCCGTAAAATAAAAATCAAATTCACCACTCTGCATACGCTTATAGGTCTTATTCTTCTCTATCTTAAACTTAACTACCTGACCTACTACTGCTTTATTATCTCCCTTTCCCTCTGTTATCCAGTCACCACGTCTAAAACGGAGGTTCACAGAGCTAAAGAACTTCTTTGCATTTCCTCCGGGAGTGTACTCAGGGTCACCGTATGCACCAATCTTCTCTCTAAGCTGATTGATACCAATGAGAGTAAATGGCGTTTTACCCTCTCTTTCAAGTCGGTTGTTATTAGCTTGCCACTTTCTTAAGAACTCACCAAGTAACTGCTGTGGTATACCCATACGAACTGTCTCGTCCATTTTACTTTCAGCTTCTTTATTAGGGGTCATTGATGCAATACTGTCAATTACACCAAAAGTAACTTCTCCGCTACGCTGTAGCTGTAACATTGCTTCTGTGGCTTCTTCCATACTGTCAGGTCGGGAATAAATAAGGCAATCTACGTCCACACCAATCTGCTTAAAATACTCCATATCTGATGTTCCCTCAACATCAAAAAATGCTACCACATAACCAAGCTTTTGTGCTTCCCTGATAATGTGACAAGTCTGTGTTGTCTTTGTGGAACTCTCATTACCTGAGATTTCAATAAAACGCCCCTCTGGAATACCGCCTCCAAGAGCAATATCAAGAGTAGTGCTTCCTGTTGGTATTCTCTTAATAGTCATTTGCTCTTCTGACACACCAACTCTTACAGTGTTATCACCGAACTTTTTGTTAAGGTCATTTATAACTTTTAATACTTCTGGTGATAGCTGTTTCTTTTTGGCTTTCTCAACCGCTGTAGCAGTAGACTTCTTATTAGCAATCTTCGGCATTTTCTTTTTCCTCCATAATCATATCCCTTACTTCAAAGTCACCGTCATTTTCAAGCTGATTAATAATAGCTCTGGTGTAAAATTCAGTAAGATTTTCTCCTCTGCTCTTTGCATGGGATTGAACTCTATCCATAAGGCTTGGGTCAGCCATTATGGTTATTGTAGTTTTTGCGAACATATTTACCTCCAATTTTCATAATTCATAAACATTAAGAGTTTGTATGTTTATTATATCACATTGATTTTAAGGTGTCAAATCCATAAATAAAGACCCAAATTATCAGGTCTTTATTTTTAGTCCATGTTTTTAAAGTCTTTAACTGTAGGTGCAGTCATTACAGCGGTATCAAATCCGGACAATCCAAGTACTTTAAACACATCATTGAAAACTACTTCTGCATTGTCTATAAATAACTTATATCTTTTGTTACTTAAATTACTTTTGTTATTTACCAACTCCATGATTGTGCAAATAGTAAAATCAGGATAGACACCGTACTTTTTATAGTATTCTTCCTTTAAGGTTAAAACTGTATGTTTATCTGGGACAAGTACTAAAGGTTGGTCCGGAGATTGTGTGCATACCTTAACTGCATCATGCGAACATGAAATCTGTTTTTTTTTATAGTACTGGTACTTCTCCCACTGTTCAATTGCTTTTTTGAGTACATAAGAGCTTTTACCACTCTGTCTCGGTGCATTATAAATCATACCCATTACAATTCGTCCTCCAAATCAAATAAATCTTTTAACTCTTTAGCCAATCATGTGATATGTTTTCCCATTCTTCTTCATGGGTTCCAAAGAATTTCTATCTATATCATAAAAGGTCTTAAGACTCGCAATTACATCACCTCACTTAGCTTCTTGATAGCTCCAACCACTATCAAAATCAGCTTTCATTGCAAGGTTTAACTCAACTTTTTCCCCAAATGGGTGTTCCATGTAAGCTTTAGTTCTTGTTATACACTCATCAACATACTGTTCGGGACATTCAAACACCAGTTCATCATGTACTTGTACAACCATAAGAACTCCGTGTTCTTCATACCAAGGGTCATTGTCTACAAGATTCTGTGCTGAACCTGTAATATCTGCGGCACTTCCTTGCACAGATGCGTTTACAGCAAGTCTTTCACAATAAGCAACCTGTTTAAAGTCTCTGCTCCTTATATCAGGAAGTCTTCTCTTACGTCTTAAAAGTGTGAAAACACACCCATACTTGTGCGCAAATCTTTTCTGCTGTTTAATGAAGTCTGATACCCCAGAATATGTGTTAAAGTATTTGTCAATATAAATCTGCGCTACTTCTTCACCAGACTTAACACCGTAAGCTTCTGTATACGACTTATCTCCTAAATCAATAGGATTCCATAGGTCGTCTTTTAGGTTATTATACAGAGTAAACGCTCCTCCCCCATACATAAGCAAGAAGTTAATAACTTTAGCCGCTTGTCTAAGATGTGGGTACTTTTTCTTGACCTCTTCTGGTGTACAATCAAGCTCAAACATATTGACTGCGGTAGAACCGTGAGTATCACTGTCATTTGCAAACATTTCAAGGAGGTTTTTATCCTCAGAGAAATGAGCTAAGACTCTCATTTCAAGGTTAGAAAAGTCACCTGCAACTATCTTTTTTCTCTTAACAGTACAGTACTCAAAATCCTGTGGTGTAGCATCTTTAAGCTCACATACATAATTTCCGTCTTCATCTTCGAGATACTCACTACCAATAAACAAACTTCTTATTTGGTATTTGTCTTCTTCATCTGCTTTAGGTAACTGCTGTAAGTTAGGGTTACTGCATGAAATACGTCCACTGTCAGCACCTATAATATTAAAGTTGGGGTGTGCTTTACCGTCTTCATAAATTTGTTCAAGCATACCGTCAATAAAGGCGCTTTTCAACTTTGCAAGTTTTTTATACTCTAACAGTTTTTTGCAGAACTCAACACCTTGTTTCTTACGCTTATTTTTATATTCCATTTTAGACAGCTTGTACAGCGTGTTAGCATTAGTCTGAGGAGCACCACTTGCTGTTTTACTTATAGGTCTTAATCCGAAAGTATTTTCAATTAAAGGGGAGGTATAGTCTGGGTCTTTGCTTAATTTCTTTTCGGGTACATAAGCAAATAAAAGCTCGCCTAACTGTTGACTGCTTCCTGCATTAAATTCAACCCCTGCTAAGTCTTGCATTTCATACATAAGTATTTCAGTATCTTCCTCTATCTCTGTCTTCATTTCATTAAGTCTTTCGGTATCAACAGTAACCCCTCTTTCCTCCATTCTGAAAAGAGTGCGTAAGAATTTAACATGGTATCTCTTAAAGATTTTTTCCATTCCCTCTTCTTCAAGTCTATCTAACCAGTATATATAATTAATCCAAGTAAAGAAAGCATCATCAAGAGCATAAGGACTTCCGTCGTCAATTAAAACGAGGTCAAAAGTTACTTTTTGATTAGCTTTATAACCAAACTCTTTTTTTACTTCATTAGGTACATCATTAGTTACCTCTTTAAAGTGAGTTTGGTCTATGCTCCATATCTCTTGTGTGTTCTCTTTAAGACCGTTAGGGGTATTTTCATCACACAGCCAACTTGCAACCATTGTGTCAAACAGGTCTTTAGTCTTTATGACTATTCCAAGTCTTGCCATGACGTGCATATCGAACTTAAGATTGTGTCCTATAATTCGTATGTCTTCACGTTCAAATATCTTTTTAAGATATTTTCTGAGTATGTCTTCTGGGATATTTCTGTAATAGTCCTCATGTCTTCTGTGGTGCAGTGGAATATAGTAGTTGTTATACTCTCCCCATGATATTGAAATACCTACACATAAAAAGCTTTCGTTATCTCCTACAACTCTCAGAGTATTAGTTTCGGTATCGAATGCAAATTCTTGAATATCCTGCATCTTCTTTGCAAGTCTTTTAAGTTTTTTTACATTGTCTACCACTATGGACTTTTTTCTAAAAGGTACACTCAAAGTTACCAACTCCTTTAGTTTTATATTATGTAAAATAAAGCGTGTTACAAATATATTATAACACGCTTTCATATTTCAGTCAAAACCCTGATTTAGTTGAGCTTTCCTGTTCTGATTAACATTGTATAGCTGTCTTCATTTTAATTAAACTGTAAATCGTTGTCGAGGTTTACAATATCATCATATGTTATTTTTTTTAAATACACCCTTGATACTTGATTTTTTTTTAGCAAGAACAGCTTTATTCTTAAGAAGAGGTTCATATTCTTCGTCATCTTCTTCGTCCTCGTCTTCATCATAGCTAACAAGATTTTTACGTCCTTTGTACTTATCTCTGGAAGACTTATCTCTTCTCGGACGTTCCTCGTAATCATCTTCTTCGTCCTCGTCTTCATCATCCTCATCAGCATCATAGTCAGGGAGATACATTTTAAGCTGTTCCTCAACAATTGCATACAAAGACTCCATAGTACCGTCAAAAGATTCTTTCAGCTTATCAGGTAACATATTAGAAATCTTAGCCTTTGTAAGAGGTGATACCTCATCAGTTCTCTCAATCATATAAGAGGTATCTGTACCTGTTCCTGTTCGAGAGATTTCATAGTCACGGTCAGTAAGACCATAACGATTAGACAGTCTGTCGAGCTGTGAAAGTACTCTTGTTCCTGCAACATAAAGCTTTAAAGAGCCCTTGACAGTCTTTTTCTTGCCCTTGCTATCTTTTGTTTCAAATTCAGTGTAGTCCCAAATAAGGAAAGCACCTTTGAATGAAGACTTGTTACCCTCATCACAATATGGGCAATCTTTGTCCTGTGTACACAGGAATGAGTCATAACACTCTTTTCCATTTTTGAACACCTTTACAGTATGCTCATTAAAGTTAATAGGCTCTTCGGTAAGGAAACGTACTCTTGCTTCTGCTCCGTCACCAGAAAGAAAAAAACGAAACAATCTCTTACCCATTTGCTCTCTTATTTCTTCCTGTCTCTTCTTTTCCTGTCTTGCGGCTTCATAGCCTTTCTTAAACAATGCCATTCTCTTTTACCTCCATTTTAATAATCTCATTTAATTCTACTTAAACGGCATGAATACATTATAGCACAGTCTGAAATTTATGTCAAATAGACCACTATAGTCTTGGTAATTCTGTAACCCCCATATACTTTGCTGACTCTATAACTTTAACTGTCTCTAACTCTCCCCATTCACAAGGGTCTTTTCCAAACTTAGGTGTGTATGAGGGCAAATAAATATGCAAATCCTTACTTAAATACTTCTTAGCAGTATCTAATAAAATCTTTCCTCTCTCGTCAAGGTCACAAAGTATAATAAGCTTTCTGCATCTGCTTTTTATCTGCTCTGCTTGCTCTCTGCTGACCTTATTTGTCATTGTGGCTATAGCATTAGGAAAACCCCATTTATTAAGCATAATAACATCAAAACAAGCTTCTACAAGTATTAGAGTATCTTCTACTACTTCAACCTTATCAAGCGGATAAATGAGCTTACTCTTTTTAAACTCATACACCTTAAATCTACCATTCTTAGGTCTGTCGGGGTCAATGTATCTTCCAATAACTCCAGCAAGCTTTTCATCTTCCCAAAAGACAGGTATAGTAACAGTCTCTTCTTTAAGGTCACGACCTATCATAAAGGTTTTCATATCCTCTTTGTCAAAACCTCTATCAAAGAAGTACTGATAAGTCTCTTTTCCGCTTTTAAAAGGTGCAAGAGTTGATAGAGGTTTTACTTCCCTATCATCTTCAATTTTATCTATGTCGATACATTTGTCCTCGTATCTGTGCAAGATTACATTTGAATCTCTTGACATAAACCGTGTAGTAATTCCGTATCTCTGTCGGAGAAACTTTTCTGCTTTTCCAACAGATTTAAACCTGTCTGGTAAAGACTTATACAAAAGATAAGCTATAGACCCACTTTCACCACATGAGAAACAATTAAATACTTGTCCGTGTAAGTCTGGTTCGTCAGGAGGACAATAATCAATATCAATACCACATGACGGATTTCTCTCACCATGTATAGTACAACAAAACTGTATCTTGTTACCTTTCCAGTCATTCATTTTAGGAGTGTCAAGGACATTTATTAATAAGTCCTCAATCTGCTCTTTGCTGAACACACCCATACTTGCTCATATCCTTTATTTCTTTATTATTAAGCAGGTCTAAACCTATCTCAAAATACTGCTTGTCTATTTCACAACCAATAAACTTCCTATTTAACTTCTTACAAGCTATTGCAGTTGTGAAAATTCCTGCAAAGGGGTCTACTACAAGTTCTCCCTCTTTACTGGAATTCTGTATAAGTATTTCCATAAGCTCAACAGGTTTCGCAGTAACATGAAGAACTGAACCTTTACTGTCTTTAGGTTTCTTATTAGGTACTCTTAAGATGTCACTTGTTCCACAATCATTTATTTGTACACCTCTTCCTTTACGGAAAAATAAAATATACTCAAACTGTGACATATAAAATTTGCCCATAATCTTATTTCCCTTGTCCCAAATGAGTGATTTAACAAAGTGAAAACCAACGGCTGTAAATGAGTTTATCATCTCTTGTAGGTTTACATGGTTACACATGACATAACAATGACTACCATCTTTTAACACTCTAAACATTGCTTTTGCGTAATCTTTGGGCACTAAGTCATTGTGTTTAAACATTCGTCCTTTCTTACAAATGTCAGTCTGCATCATTCCACCTGATGTTCCTGCGTTACCTCTTGAAGTGGTTTTATACGGAGGGTCAGTCACTATTAAGTCTACAGAACACTCCCTAAGGCTATTTAGAGTACTTACACCGTCTTGATATAAACACTGTATGCTATTGTGTTTTGACTTCTTTACTAACCGCACAGAGCTTCCCTCCAATCAAAACATACAGCTTGTTCATAGCTTATGTTTTTGTTGGACTTGAAAACTTCACCTCTACAGGCTAATTTTCTGTCTACTACCATAAACTTATTTGACAACTGTACTGGAACGGGATAAAAATATTCATTAGGGTATGAAATATAGTTGTCCTTTAATATCTCTTCAACTTGTTTTTGGTCATAAATAATGTGGTTTCTTACAAGGTTTATGTTCACACCATCTTCCCATGCAGGGTCAGGACAACCGTTGTTGAATATGTCTTTCCACCTTTTAAAATCATTGTGTATTAACACACCTAACTCTTTTGAAGTAGGTAGTCTATTTTTTTTCTTACCCATAGTAAATCCTCCTTAAAATGTAGCTCTGTCATACTGTGATTGTGTTATCTCACCATTCTTACACAAGCTGTCTATAAAGCAAGACCACTGAAACTGTACTTTGCAATAGTCATCTTTTCTCGCTCTGAGATAAGCTGTATAGTCACTGTTAAAGACTTCGATAACAAATCTTCTCTTAAGTGTCATAATCAATTCCTCCTTAACTGTTCTCCTCTAATCGAATACATAGCATAGCTTTAGTCCTCCATTATATCAAGAGTGTTATCTTTTGAGGAGTGTTTCACACCCTCAGAATCTTCACTTTCTGTTTCAAACTCCTCAGCTTCATTAGTGTCTGCATAAATTTCTGAAAAGTCCATAATGTCAAAGTTCCAGTTCAATAAAAGCTTTCCGAGAATACCCTCACGCTGTTTGAGAACTTTAAGAGCCATTTCTTTATCATTTATCATTACTTCATCTCTAAACAATGCCCACACATCATCACTATCTTGTCCAATAGCTTGTGTGTACATAATAGAGCCTAACTCTGGTCCTGTTTTCTTACTGGTATTCTTGTCAGCCTGAGTATTTATAAGAATAGGCTTCTTACACCTCTTTGCAAGCTTCTTAAGGTCACGAGTAATATGTGCTACTCTTAACCAGTCGTCTTTTGCTCCTTGGTCATCTTCCATGAGGTATGCAGAGTCAATAAAAACTACATCAGGGTCATATTTTTCAATATCAGCAGATAATCCCATTACACCTGTTGCTGTTGTTATATACAAGGGTTCAAAGTTGGGCAAATCATTTTCCAGAAATTCAAAATATAGCTTTTCTGTCTTTAAATCTAATGCTCCGCTTTTAAAAGCATTATAATTAAAAGGCTCACCATAACACATAGAGAACAGCATAGCTTCATATCTGTCCCTCATTATATCTTCTGACATTTCAGTTACACACTGTAAAACCCTATAGTTTTGCAACTGTAAATAAGAACCCATAATAATTTCAAGCCACGTCTTACCAACACCAGTATTAGCTATGACTGTCGTAAGAGTACTATTCTTGAGTCCCTTAGTTATGTAGTCAAGCTTACTGAAACCAGTAGGAAGACCTTGCATACCCTTATTCTTTTTCTTTTCAAGGTAAGCATCTTTTCTACTCTGAGTATCTTTTGTAATATCCACATCAGTGGTTTCAGTTACTTCAGACTCAATATAAGCTATTGACTTCTTAATTAATGTATAAGCATCCTCTGACTCATAGTCCTGTAACTTAGTTGCCGCTTTTTCTACAGTTTCGGCAATAAAGTTGTGTCTTACCTTTTTCTTTACTTCATTACACCAGAACTTTAAATTCTCTTCTGTACCAACTATTTTGTCACCAGAAGTATCAGTAGTATATTCCAATTTGTATCTTGGAAACTGCTGTTTAAATGCTCTCACACTTGGAACTTCACCAGTTTCCATAACAGTCTCATAAATATAGTCAAAAGCTGTACGACTATCTCCTGTAAAAAAGTCCGATTTAATATGACTGTCTTTTACTGTAAGAATATCCTTTGTCTGCAACAGCTTAGATATAAAGCCTATTTCTACATTGTATTTCAAAGCTTTATACCTCCGTTCCTAATAATTTGGTTAAATTGGGACAAAGTAATAACATGAGAATTATTAAGAAGTCCCATTCGATTTTCTACACAGTCTACAACATAGGTTAAGTCTCCTGTCAGGAGACGTGATGTTATTTGACTATATTTATTATACAACACAATTCGACAAAAAGGCAAATCCCCAATTAAACTCTTAAGTCCTTGATTATACTCATTCTCATTTATGATTAAATCTATGGTATACTCCGTTTGTCTGTAAGCATACTCCATTGAGTGTGATACAAGACAGTCTATTTCTGCTCTTTTTGTTTTACCGAAAATAGTGTTAAGAACTTTATCTTTAAAAGTATTCTCCTTATACTTTATGACAAAATCCTCACACATAAATCCGAATGTTGCTCTGACCTTATTTGATATATCACCATGCAACATTATTCCATTAAACCCTCCTTATCTAAGTCAATATCGAAATTCTCCTTAATATAGTTAATGCAATCAACAGGAGTAAACTGATTGTTAAATACACCAGTCTGCATAATAGAAAACCAAGCTTCTACACCGGATTTAACTCTAAGAAGTCTGGTCTTTCCAAACCCGAAATCTTTGTTTAAGACTGTAAAGAACACTGAAAGAATCTGATTAGCTACATCATTCTTTACCTCTGTGTACACTAAGTCTTTTTTCTGCTCCCATTCTTCTTCAAGATATTGTAATATCTCTTCTTTAGTGAGAACCATTTTATTTTTAAAGATTTCGCTTGTTTCTTTATTTCTTCTATAATTCGCTTTCATTACTGCATTTCCTCATCAATCGTCCAACAATGTATTTAAAATATTCTTACATAAAGTGAATGCTTTCCTTAATCTCTTCAACTCTACTATTGGATTGGGCGTATGCTCTTGTATATACTCAACATCATTAATAGCATCATACACAGCATCAAGTAACTCCTCTAACACATCACAACAGGATATGCTTTCCCCAACTAAGAAATCAGCGAATCCCTCACCTAAATGGTCTGACAAGTATTTCTTGTACTCCTGCTCATCTCGTATATACACACTGTCACCGTCATTTGTAAAAAGGAGTTTATCAGGGTCTACTCTTAAATGCAATTCTTTGTCATTCATGGTTTAACACCTCTTTTCAAACGCTTTTTAAAAGCAGTGTTCCTCTTATCTCTACTCTCAATAGTAATAGGTACTGTATTACCTCTTAGCAAGCTCATACAGCTCTCTCCATATCTCTCTGAAAGTATATCTACATTAAGATTTGTACAGATAATAGTGACAAGACCGTGGTCTTCTCTGTATCTTAAAAGGTCTTCTAGTATTGGTGCGGCAACTTTACTATCAATCTCTTTTCCAACTTCCTCGAGAACTAAAAACTCAACTGCTTTGTAGTAAGTATAAAGCTCGTCCTCAAACTGGTCTTTTTCTTCTACACTTCTTGCTGACCACACTTTAGTATACTTGTCTATATAGTCAACAAAGGTTGCTCTCCTTGTAGTGTATCTACGCTTGTACGCTTCTTTAAGGATAAGGCAGGAAAGCATTGTCTTTCCTACGCCGTTACTACCACATAAAAACAACCCCTTGTTATTTTCAAAATTCTTATCAAGGTTATCAAGGTACTCCCTGACAAAATTCTTTACCTCTTTCAAACAACTGTTTGACTTTGTGTCAAAATCTGATAAATTTGTATCAAGAAACGACTTAGGAATACCTATAAGACTCAAGCTTGTAGGATTTACATAAGTCCTTAATGGTCTACTCATCTCTCCAGTCTCCAATCTTTGTTTTATTACTCTTAGTCTTTTTCCACTCTCTCTTGTCGGTATAGCTGTTTGACTTACTCTTTTTATCAATGTAACTGTCATTCGCCCAATCAATGCTATCTTGATAAATGGTATTTACCCAGTTACTTGCAAGGACTGTTGGCTGTGTCCTGCTTATGTCAAGATATGTCTGGTCACCAGAAAAAATAAACTCTATCATAAGAAGTATTTCTGATATAGAGAAACTTTCCTTTAATCTCTTAAAGATACCCATATCACGCTTCATGTTAGCTATAACATACTTAGCTCCTGCTTCTCTGGACTTCTCTCTAAAGAAGTAGACTAAATCATGTGTTGTAAACCTGTTGAAGCTTTGCTCCAAATCATTATACTTTGAAAGAAAATTTTCGTAGCTTGTATGCTGTGTACCACTTGTTTTCTTACGTTCTGGAACTCCTTTAAGGTCTGTATTGATGCTTTCTGTGGATTGACCTCTTGCTTTTCTAAAGCAGTCTGAAAGGTCTGTATTGAACTTTATACCCATTTAACTTTGCACCTCTATTAACTTAGAAATATTATAATATACTCATTATACTACAAATTGCAATTATCGTCAAAATTAAAGGAGCAACCTTAAAGAGTTGCTCCTGATATGTTTATTCGCCTACTGTATTGCATATTGCATTTTCAAGAGCCTTGTCAATAAATGCTTCGATTCGTATAAGTGCCTGTTCTTTTGTCTCATTAGGCTGTACAGTGTCACTAAGCCATACATCAACTCTTAAACTTTCATAATTGTCCATGTTCTTTGTGACACCTTTACTCATACCGACAATTGGCTGAGACTTAGGGTCATGTTTAACAGCGTGGTCTAAAGGATTTCCACCTTTAAGTGTTTCAACTTCTCCGCTGGACTTCTTCTGAATAGTGGTATTCTCTTCTGCTTTCTCTGCAAGTCCTTTTTTTCTCTTTAATACTGCCATAATTACACCTCAGCATTTACTTTAGGCAATACAATACCCTCAATTACTGCCCTTGTTTCAAGACAAGTAATATAATCTCTCATAGCTCTTATCTGGAAGTTATAAGTTCCTTTAGGACAAGCTGGGATAAAGTCAAGCTCATCATTTTCCAACTTGTTCAGCATAGACTCAAGTTTTGTAAACCTTACTACAGTCTGGGTATACTCTGCTATAAAGCGTTCTTTATAGTCCGCACTCACCATAAAGAGAGCAGTATCAGATAGAGGATTTACTCCTATCTCATGGTATGCTTCTTCAAACTGCTTTTTGGGTGACCATGAAACATAACCGTCAGAGTACTCAATAACATAACCCTCATCAGCAGGATTTTCATTCTCAGGAATTATCCAACCTCTGTAGTCATTGTAAGCACCTCTGGTCATAGGTTTTGCTTCAATTTTCTTAATACCAATATAGCTCTTCATGATTATCACCTCACTTCTTTAATTCAAGATGCATGAGAATATCGGAAGACTTGATAACAAACTGCGCCTCATATTCACTATTAGCAAGAGTAGCAACGACTTTGTTTCCCTTGTCGCTATACCCGATAAGCTCGAAATGTTTACCCTTGAGATTAAATTCGTCCTGCAAGAGTTCAATAACGCTGTTCATTTTCTTAGATGATACCTTAGTAACATCTTCAATGTACTGCTCTCCGTCTGCATCAAGCACTTCTTTCTCATCCTCATTCATATAAGGGGACTGCTCTTTGTTAGTATCAGTCGCATCAGCGGATATTTTTTTGAGTGTTGTCATTTTTACTTACCTCCAAAATATTTTTTATGCAATTCTTCAAAAGCTTTATGACAGTCCTCACTAAAATTAGTAAGCGCCAAGCTTTTTCCACGCATAATTTTATTAACTTCTGCACTATGAACAATAGCTTGTATCTGTTCCTCTGTGTACAGACGTTTACCATATTTGTCTCTGAACCATGTTTCGGGTATAATACCTTTGCTCTCCCACATACGAACAGCAACAGTAGTTCTATTTAGTCTCTTTGCAAGAACACCTATGTGGTAAACTTTAACTTTCTTTCCACCTATAGTGGTAACTTTGTGTTCACTTGCAGGCACTATAAATCACACCTTTTTAGCTTTTTCATCACGCTCAACAACTTCAAGATAAACGAGAGTCATAGTAGCGTAGTTTGCAATATCAACAAGAGTGTCCTTAATAGACTCATCAAGTGGGTCAATATCAGGATTCTTTACCATAAACTTAAGTCTACTAAGTTTATCTCCGAGACGCATTATTACAGAAGATAAATCTCCGTCTTCTTCACACTGCTTAAAAAAAGCGGCATCATACCTCTTATTTTTCTGCTCAAAGAGTTCAGCACCTTTCTTCTGCTCTTCTTTGAATAGATAATTAATAAATCCGAGTTCAACAAGAGTAAGCTCTTTATCAAAGTTCTTGAAAGATTCTCTTGTATGTTCTCCATTATATACGTTTCCCAATATGTGTTACCTCACTTTCTCTTTAACACAGGCTTTTTCTTACTTGCCGCAATCACAGTCTGCTGTACTTCAACAACCTCTTCTTTCGGCTTGACTACCACTGCATATGAGGACTTTGTAGTTGTTATTTTTTCAAGCTCTTCAATAGTAATATCACCGTCACTGAAACGTCTATTAACAGCAGATTCGTCAATCTTAGGTACAAGCTTTATACACTCATCAAATCCTTTTGACTGAAAAAACTTTGAAGCCTTATCCTCATCAAAGCTGACGGACTTCTTACACTGTGCTCCAAATGTGAATTTAGGATTTTCAGAATAGAAAGAACCATTACCATCTTTAACACCATTAGCAAGAGCATAAGACTTAATAGCATCAGCAAGAACTTTCTTTCTATCAGCTATCTGTTTCTCCTGTTTTCTGAGTGCTTCGTACTCTGCAACCATTTCATTCACAAGACCCTCACTTGGCGCAATTGCAGAGTGTTCATTCTTTTTTTTTGTCACTTTTAATTACCTCCATTTTTGAAAATTGTACTATACTTTTACAGCAATAACAGTATATCATGTATAGAAAATGTTGTCAAATGGTTACTTTTTAAACCCTTTTGAAAAGAGTTTCCCCTTAAGTGTTTTACCTCCGTCAAGTTTCAACAATAAATAGCGTTTATCTCTTGTTTCACCATGTCTTAAAAGCTGAAAACACTGTGAATACCTATAGTCATAAAGTTTAGCTTTTGATAACTTACAACTGGGTTTGATTCTTCTTATTCTGCCTACAGCTTGCTCAACATTTTTACCATTATTTATAGAAGAAACAAGAAAACCTACTTCCCACTGTTTAACATTAGTACCCTCAGTAGCTTTTGAATAAGTGGCAAGAGTAATGTATTGTCTTTTAGTCTCCGCAGTCTCTTTAACAAGGTCACATTCTTTATTATTACCATAATAAAGACCTATATCATCAGGACTCACACCTAAATCAAGGAGTTTACTATAATACAACTCTATATGTTCCTTTTGTGTAAAAAAAGCAATACAGCTATGACCATGTCCATGTTCAGACACAATATCTTTGCACACCATATTCAATGTAATATCATCACCCACAACAACCTTATCTAAGTCCATGTGTGAAATACTGGGTCTTGAATCAAAGGGTATATCAGTTATTCTTCTTTCTTTAGGACTTAAAGCATAGGAACACTGATAATTTCCCGCATAATTTAAATTTTTAAGAACGTACTTATTTGCCCTTTGGGTCACTATGGGATTAAAATAAACGGGTACTTCTCTCCTAATCACATCAACAGGAAGTATATCTTCATCATCTTTTCTGTGACCGTACTCAAAACAGAAATCACCATAGTATAAATTCATGACATGAGCAAGTCCATCACTTCTTTCGGGTGTTGCAGTAAGTCCTAAACGGTATCTACTCATAAAGTTGTCCGCAAGAGAGAATGAACTACTTGGACAGTGATGCATTTCGTCCTGTATAACAAGCCCAAAAGTCTGATAAAGCTGTTCTAAGGTATTTTTATCAAGATTATTTAGCGTTTGTATAGTAGCAATAGTAAAATGTCTTCCACACTTTCTTTTCTGTCCTTGGATATAACCTACATCAGCTTTGTCACCAAAAGCTTCTGTTATGTCTTTTTTCCAACCTGTAACAAGGTCTATCTTATGAACTATAATTAAAGTCCTACACTTATAGTGCTCTGCAATAGCAAGACCTAAAACTGTCTTACCTTTACCAGTGGGCATTTGTACACTACCCGAAACACCTAAGTTATAGTCATTGCATTCAATAAACTTATTAAGTGCTTCCTGCTGTGTGGTTCTTAAAGTCATTAAAAATTTAGGGAAGTCCTTTTGTACTCTTGCAAATCTGTGGTCTTCTACATTTCTGACCTCTATACTATCAGGAAGTTTGTAACCTATAGGTACTTGCATAGCAATACTTCCGTCTTTTTGAAAGTAATTAAAGTACTCTATATACTTTGGTTCTCTTGTACTTCCCCACTTAGAGTATTTTTTTATTTGTTCATACTTAGGATTACTATATGTCAAGTCCTTTTCAATTAATTCACGCTCTTTAAGAGTAAGACCTAATAAATACATCTGACCTCTAATATCTATATCTATCAATTACATTCACCGTCTTTCAGTAATTTTAAAACAACATAATTATAACACAAGTTCAAGAATACGTCAAATAAATAAGCGGACAGCCTTTTATTGACTGTCCGCATAACGTAGATAATAATAAATATAATTATATACCTAATTTAATTACATAGATAATTATTATAATATATATAAATAATATTATTATAATATTATCCCTACGGGATAATGCCATTCGCTTCGCTCATACATTCACTTTCGCATAAAACGGTCTTTTAATTCTTTAAACTCACTCCAACCGTATGTTGCTATAAAGGCTACAATAAAGCCTATAGCAATACTTCCGAGTACTATGTACAACTTTATTTCTACCGATTTGTAAGACAGATAACACAGTATAGCTGTAACTGTTACAGCAACCGAAAGAATAAGAACGTAGAGTTTAGTCGGTACAGTCTTCGGAACAAACTCCTTAGTAAGCTGTGTTACAATTGCAATAAAAAATGCAAGAACACCTACGATTGATACAAGAGTGACTCCACCACTCAACATTGTTTCTAAGTTCATAAATAAACCTCCTTGTCTTATTTATCATTAAATTAGGTTTGAAAGTGACTTTTAAAATGAGCTGTAATGTCTTTATTAGCTATTTTAAGGGACTTCCAAACACTAACTAATGAAAATTACTCTTATTAATTAAACACCGTCTCAAAAGGTCATTTAAAGCTTTTCTATTTTCATAAAAGGCTTTCCGTCTTTAAGGACTGTATACACGTCCTTTTCTTCTGTTTCGGGAGGGGTTACGGGTTTGTTGTCGGACTCCCCTTGTTTCTTAATTCCATAGTATGTATAGAAGTCATTGGTAACTGTGTTGTTATTTACAACTTCATTACCATACCACTTAGAACCACTGCGAACATCAAGGTGAATTGCTTGATAGTCTGATGTGATATTAGCAATACCTGAGAAACCTAAATCCTGAGCAACACAAGAGACTATCTTAGAGCTGATAATGCTCCCGTCTTTTGCATAACATACAACATCAGCGGCAGTACCTTTAGTGTGCTGACCAGAACCATTTCCACCAACATTTTTATCATGTGTAGAACAACGATAACCACTGTTTACAATGATTTTTGAGCAGTCAAGCTTTTTAAACAGTTTTTCAAGCATTTCAATAAGTTTTTTACTGATAAGAGTATTGTGAGAACCACCACACTTACACTTAAATTCAGAAACATTAAAATGCTCAGTAAGCTGTGTTTTATCCTTGCTACTGTAGGTCACAACGTCCGTGTTTTCAACTGGCTTAGTTGGTGTATTAGTGACAAAGTTAAGTCCTGATTTCTTAACAAGTGAGGGATAGTCAATATAACAGTAGTCTACATCACACTGACCACTAACACCTTTAATAGACTTAACATTCTTAGTGTCCCAGTTAGGGTGTCCTGCAATCCCATACTGCCAAATACCATACTGACCTGTGTATGTACATTTGGAGCTATACTGTGCAACCCATATTGCATATCTGTCACGAACCTCATTAGAAACGTAATCGAGAAGATAACTGGTACTCATGTAAAGACCTACCCAATATCCTGCTTTTTCTACTGTCTCTAAAAAGGCTTTTACAATAGCAGTGACTTTTGTCTTTCCAAGGTTAAACTGTTTTGTTTCTTCAACGTCATAATAAACAGGAAACTCAAATGACTTACCCTTAACTGTCGAAAGAAACGTGTTAGCTTCAATGACCGCTTCTTCTGGTGACATAGCATAACTGTACCAATAAGCACCGCATGGAATGGTATTTGACTTACAACCTGAGTAGTTGCTTTCAAACTGCACGTCTTTTTGTGACAGCTCACGTCCATAACCTGCACGAATAAGAGCGAACTGTACACCACTGTTTTTAACTTGTGACCAGTCTACTCTACCCTGTGCATAACTTACGTCAATTCCTTTCATTAAAGTACTCATAGTAATTTACCTCCTTGAGTCTTTTATTGTTTATGTACTTCACTACCTGACTGTGCAGGGAGTGTTAGTATCATAAATTTAAATTATTTTCAACCCTTTACAGCGTTCAAACAGTTCTGTTCCAGTACCGTTACCACCTAAAGAGTGATAGCTATTGTAGAGTACCTCTAAGTTATTAAGCTCAGAGATAGTTATTTCACCTTTCTTTATGTACTGCTCACAATTTTTAAACAGGATGTCATGCAAAATTGCGACCATACCATTTTTAATACTTTTCTGTTCCTGAGACTCTTTTTTAAAGTCTATATACACTTTCTTTAAGATGAAAACTGCTCCACTTGAAATAGCTGTAAGAATAAACTCTAACCAGTACTGACTAATAAAGCTTAACATTCGGTTTAACCTCCTCTCATTTAGTAATTACAGTTAGTCTTATAAGCTTAATTAAATGTAACTGCTCTGTTTATCCAAACAAGAATATGAGTATCATCAATACGTTTCATAACTCTAAATCCAGTTTCAGAAGCAGTAGCAATACCACCACTCTTGGGTCTGCAATAGCTATTAGGCTGACAAGTACCATCATCTACAACTACAAGTCTTCCACAGCACGATACATAAGACCACTCAGGTCTTTGACTTCTTGGAATGTACTCCTCATTAGGGTCATAGTCGGGATTAATAACAGGTGCTTTTACTGTATGTTCTGGCTCTATAATAACCTCTACTTCTCTACCGTCTTCATTGATAGTCTTTTCTGTAACAGCAGGAATTACTTTATCCTCATACAAGATTTCTCCAAACACATCTGTAAGATATTTCTTATTCCATGCATCTTCGTAAGCATTACCTACAAATGAAGGACGGGCAGAAACAATTCCGTGTACATACGGTGTATTCCCATCAGCAAGAGTAATTTTATCACCAACAAGAGTTACAAAAAGACCTCTTCTGTCTTCATTATTAGTGTTTGCATCCTCCCACTCAAACCATTCTGCTATGTCAGCACCAGTGGTGTTAATTGTATTATTAGTGTAAATTTGACCTGAGTTATTGATGCTTAAAGCATTTGCTCTTTCAGAGGTAGCTTCACTTGTTCCACAACCTATTACAAAAAATCTGTCATTAAGATTAGCATTATTGATAAGATTGTATTTACCTAAGAATGTACTTCCGTCCGAAGCAAATGTAACAGGGTTATCCTGACTATAAGTAGGGAACGAACCAGAGTAATGGGAATGGTCGATTAGTCCCTTTCCTATAAGAGTATTGTTAGTTCCTAAAGAACTATTGTTACTTCCTAACAGTATATTATTTGTTTGGTTTTTTATAGTATCTTGTGGGTCAGAGGGACTTCCAAAATAATAGCCACAACCATTAGCAAACCCTACAAGAAAATTACTTGCACCTGCAACAAGATTGTTTCTGCCAAATACCTGACTTTTAGCACTTCTAATGTAATTGTCATTGCCTACTACAGTATTACCCGTAAAAGTCACGCCTGTATTATCGACAGGAACATTAGTAGCACCACCAAGTCCGTAGTTAGCTCCTACTTGATTATTTGTACCTACAATTAAACTTCCCTCTGCTTGTTTAACAGAGGTAGATTTTCCTGATACTATACAGCTATCTATATCTTGAACAGTAGTACCCTGTGTACCTAAAACTAAACTGTTTTTAGTTGAGTTTGCGTGAACATTATTTCCTGATACTATGTTATTTGAACTCAAAGAAGTAATACTGACCTGGGTACCATTCACTGTATTGTTATCAGAATTGAGTATGCTACAGTTAGTTCCGCTTGCAATACAGTTATCTGAATCATTAACTGTATTAGTAGTTCCAAAAACACCGCTATACTGTGAGTATCTAACAGCATTACTATCTCCGGATGTAAAGCAAGCAACAGTGTTACTAACTGTGTTGTTTTCACCAGATACTAAACTGGTTATATCTGTATCAGCAACATTGTCAGCACCGCATATGAAAGTTCCTGCTGAATTTGAATCTGCTATATTATTATTATTAAATACTGCTGTTGCTTGTCCGTGTGCTTTCGATAGGTTTCCTGCGGCAAAAGCATAGTCAGCAAGAGCTTCACTTGCTTGACCTATGGCACATGACTGATTACCACTTGCACGAGTATGTGCACCCATAGATACAGCATTTGTTCCAGAAGCTTCCGTAGCATCACCCATTGCAACAGCATTTTCAGCGTTTGCGACATTGGCAGAGAGATTACCAAATATGAGAGAGTTGGTCCCAGTACCATTTGCAATACCATCTAACTTTAATCCACCATTAATTTCTATATCAGAGCCATCTTCATTCTTAAAACCACTTGCATATAAATTTTTTACATGGAGATTACCCTGCCAGTCAAGTGTTAAAATGTTCTTACGGTTTTCGTCATTATAACCTCCGCCTACAACAACAGCATATTTATTTTCAGTGTCTTCAGTATTCCACTTACCAAGCGTAACACTTAAGTTGCTTGAAGAAATAAGGTTCTGCCCTGATGTAAGTGAGATATTACCTTTAACTGTATTGTCATGACCAAACACTACCTGAGAATGTTGATGATTTTCAATACTGTTGTGCTTACCCATTACAAGAACTGAATTAGTAACTGCTCCAGCAGGGGTGTTAAGACCGTCAACACTATTGTGCTGACCACCAATAAATGAATCATGTATATTACTGATAGTATTATCAAAACCAGTAACAACAGAAGAATAGATGCCTGTTATCTCGTTAGCTTCACCAGAAATAACATTGTTACAAGAACGCAACCACTCTCCTGGAATGTTATTAGGTCGGTAGTCTTTAACATTATTTGTTCTACCTGTAACAACTGAGTTTTCAGTGTGAGAAATTGTGTTAGTGTGACCTGTAACAAAGCTACGTCCAATACCATAAGTCTTAGATTTACTTCCCTCAAACATTGGTCTTTCAATTATATTACTTGTTCCTGAGATAATTGATTCGTCTGCCTGTTGTACATCATTGCTACTACCTGATATAATACTACTATGGGTATCACAAGCAACATTGCTCTCACCCATTACTGCATTGCTATAGGATTCAAGGTACTCGTCCTTTGTAAGAGTATTTGATTTTCCTATAACTAAACTTCTTGTTACACTCTTATTGGTTGTGTTGGAATAACCGCTAATAATAGATTCATTAGTGTAGTCAACATTATTCTTCTTTCCAAAAATAGAAGTTCCGTCTGAATGGTGAACAGAATTTTCACTACCCGAAACAAAAGTAAAGTCACAACCCATAGTTACGTTATTACTGTAACCAATAACACAAATGTGCGAATTTGTGTTTATTTCATTGGATTCTCCACCTACAAATGAGTTATGGGATTCAATCAGTCTATTAGAGTTTCCTGATATAAAGCTCGCATTACTGCTAACAGTAGTGTTTGACATACCATATATACTTGAAGAATTACAATCGACAACAATATTTGACTTACCACCTACTGATACATAAGAAGAACTTGTTACTTTATTTTGAGAACCACTTATATGATTTACATTACCACCATTACAGTCATTTAACTCTCCCTCAATGTGACATAAAGTTCCATTGTTGTTTACATTCTTTTTACCCTCAATGTGAGAGCAATAACCAGTTCCTTTATTGTGCGAACCCTCGATATGCTGAGTCCAACCGTCCATAGCTGAATTACGCTCACCCTCAACATGAGTTCCTCTGTTAGCATTGTGGGACATATCACCCTCAGAATCATCAGAAGAAAATCCTGCATAATTTTCTACACCCTCAACATGACAAGCATCTGCTGTAGCTAAGTTATGTGCACCCTCAACATGACAAGCAGTACCTGTGGCTATATTGTCAGCATAAGGGTCGTTACCACTTGTATCAGGTGTCTCATAAAGATTAAATCTTTCAGCAGTTTTATCTCCTGTTACTTCAGAAAGCAAACTATCTTCTCTTGACCAATCCCTGCTGTCGGGGTTATATGCAGGTTGCCATAACTTAAAAGTTAATTCACTTGTATTCTGACCTACACCACCTGTCTGGATGCTGTTAATGACATTCCATATTTCGGTTATATCGGTGTCGTGCTCATCTTTAGTAACATAACCGTCTTTATTAATATTGACCTGGATGCTTGCAACTCCTGAGTGTATAATATATAAATCATAATTAATGATAGTAGGGTTGCTGTCAAAAGCGGGGAGGAGGTCATAGTCATCCTTTTCTGGTGTTGCCTCAGACTGTGCTACCATGTATGGTACTTCACCTACATCTTCTACCCCCTCTGTAATATCAATAAGCTTCATAAACACAATGACCTGTCTTACCTGTACGTCATTACCCTCTGTCACAAGCTCATTAGAGAATCGAACTTTAATAAGACTTGAATCTGCATTTGATGTATTGCTCTTATCAGGGTCAAGAACACCACCGTCAGGATTAATACCCTCTTTGGGTTTGTAAATGTCACCCCAAATTTTTATTCCGTTAAGTGCTGTATTTAAGTTTAACTTTCTATTGTTTTCAATAGAATCATAGGTACTACGAACACCAACTCTGGTAACAATCATTTTACCAAGGCCGACTTGTGCTTTTGAAAGCATAGTAAGTCCTGCATCTGTAAGCACAGCATTATCGGGTTTCCAGTTTGCCATTTAAGTAACCTCCTTATACTTTGGGTCGAATTGTTTTTTTAATAAATGTACTCTGAGAAATTGCGCTGTTTCTTCTGACTTTAATTGACCTATTTGGATTCACCTTATCTGCACTTCTTATAACCTTATGGGTGTTGCTGACAATAAAGTTAGCGTTATATCTTCCAACTCTATCAATATAGCTTATAACAAACACCACAGCAGAAGTGATGTAATAGGGTATCTGTGTATCAATAAACCTTTTTATAACTTTAGCGCTCATATTAAGGTTTTCAATCTGTTTTTGACTTTCTGCGAGCAGATAAACCCATAAAATTCTCGCTCTTGTGGTTCTGTCCTCATTAAACACTCTTTCATATTCAATGTCCACTGGCATTTCAGCTAATGTCTTTGCTATATATCTTACAACAGACTCAGTGCCTCTTCTCTTATAAATATCTCCTATATTACAAAGAAAAGTCCTAATGTAGTAGTACTCATCTCTATCATCACCTTTAGGTTTAGATATAAGGTCAGGAAACCACTTAATTCCCATACTTTCACAATAATACTGCAAAAACTGTGAGGGGCATTTTTCGGGGTCAACTAAGTCAAGAAGATTATCAATACCATATAGCTTAAGTTCATTACTGTTGATAAGGCTTGCATAACCTCCCTCTAACAATGACTGTAGGTATCTGTACAAAGGCTTTCCTAAAGGCTCGTCAAAAGTTCTGTAGACTTCGGGAAGTTTGTGGTAGTACATAAAATCAGTAAGAGGGCTGTGTTTACCATACCCATCTTTATAGGGTAGCATTTTTGGCTTTGCATCTCTATAGGGAACTAAATACTTTTCAAGTAGTTCCCTATCAGATTCATTTTCTATATTGTGCCTCCCATACTTTTCTGCCATGTTATATCACCTCCACCTACATCAGTATTAGGTGAGGACTTCAAGTCTTGTTCAAAACCTCCTAATACTATTATAGTACCTATCTTTGGAATAATCAAGTCCTTATTCACATAATCATATGTATTGGTGTGAATTTCCTCATTCTCATCTTTAGTCTCACCGGAAATATCAAAGCTTAAAAACCGTATTCCCTCAATCCCACTGTTGTCTATGATGTCATATGCAAGGTCTTGAAAGGAAACAATCTGACCAAAAGGTATGTTACCTATAAAGAAATAGTTCTTTAAATACTTTTCAAGTTCCTCTGCTATAGACTCAGGGTCATAATAACTTCTCGCCATTAAGGTGTATTTTAAAGTAATAGGTGCATAGTTAGGATTGAAGAGATATATGTACCTTGTTCCAGATAATTTTCTTCCAGTGTCTAAAGTACCACTTTCAATGTTGGTGTAACTTACATTAGAGTTGAAAAACTCCACAATGTTATTAAACACTGGTATTTTACTGTAAGTACTGTAATTATGTGGGTCTATTTTAAACTCACTTTCAAAATCTTCTGAAACATCTGTACCATCTTTGTCATTAAATAAAGGTTTCTCCTGAGAGTTTCCTGTTAAGCTTAACTGGTACTCTATTTCCGCATTTGTAAGGAGGTAAATATTTATATCATCAACCTCTGGTAATGTCCAATCCTCAGATGCTTTCTGTGCTTCGGCATCTTTTATGTCAGGGAAGTAAGTCTTAACCACTCCTGCATAATCATCTGTAGTTAAAGCTCCCCAAATATTTCTGTGGGCAATAGGTGCATTAATCTTTATTTCTTCCAATGTCTCATTGTCATAACCATGTGTAATTTGTTCAACATTTCTTGTTTCTTTAACATAAGACAAAGCAGTTTCCATGTCTTTTATAGCACCAATACCTACATTACCAGACTCACCACCACCCACAAAGTAAGAACAAGTAATCGAACCTATAGGTATTTTACCAAAAATACCATTACCAAAAACAACACTTGTTTCATTGTAGTCATTGTTTTCAACCATATACACTTTACTGTCAGAGTCTGAACCTGCAAAGGTATTAACTCTCCTCCATGGTTCGAAACCTTTTCCCTCATCAACATATATCTTAAATGTGCTATCTATTAAAGCCGGAGCATAATTAAGACTGTATGTCTGACTTGGGGTTTCCTGAGTTAGTCCACTTACAAGTATCTCATTATTTACAGGTAACCCATGTATAACGTCTACATAACAACGATAATAAGGAGTTACAGAATTTCCTTGTTCATCTTCAGTAATTAGCACACCCTTATAATAAGGGTTTAAGTGGTACTTATCTGCTCTCCTAAAATTTTCAAATTTCTCATTTGCAACTACAGTAAAGTATACTATGTTTTCTTGAATAGAACTGTATGTCTTTACCTTAGTTCCTACAGGGATAATGAACTCTTCCTTATTATCATAGTTGTCTACACTTATAAACTCTTGCTTATAGTGTGCGGCTGTAGCATATCTGGGTGTATACCCTAACATCTTGCAGAATTTAAGTATATTACTTCTCTGCTCCGCTGTAACAAGAAAACACTCGTTTGCAATACTGTCCAAATAATAAGATAAAATATCAAGGCACATTGCATTAAGTTCCAAAATGACTACACCAGCATCAGACTGTCTAAGGTCGGTATACTCAGGCATAAGCTCTTTTAGCTTATTTATCATGAGTTGTCTAAATCCCTCATAGTCTCTTGTGGTATAATCAAGTCCTTTAATTACTTGTCGCATTATTTTCACCCACCCTTACTTTATTACTGTATGTTGTATTGTACATTAAAACTTTAAAAGTTATTGAAGCATACACCTTGTTATTATCAGACTGTACATCCACACTTACTATTTCTATTCTGTCTTCAAGTGTGGTAAGTGCTTCCCTTATCTGGTGTTCAATCAAACACCTTGCACTCATGTCATTAGGTTCAAATATGTCAAGGTCTAAGTCCGACTTAAAATGGTACTCCATTCTTCTTTCTCTTGGTTTAGTAAGGAGGATTTGTTCTATAGCCTCTGTTATATGCGGAACGTCTGAAATACTGGTGGAACTCATAGTGACTCCACCTATGCTGTTAATTCTAAAAGGAAAACTAATTCCTTTAAAACCAGATTGCATTTAGACACCTCCTTAAATCATTTCCCATGAAGTCCAATTACCGTCTGGGTTATCTCTCATAGATTTAATAGTATTATTGTAAGAGTCTACATTAGAATCCATTCTACTATTAAGCTCATCAACTTGGCGTTGTAATTCCCTAAGATTGCTGTCGATTTCAACTATTTTTGGTGATAAATTAGCAAGGTCATTCTTTATGCTATCAAGTGTGCTTGAAATAGCTTCCATTGCAGGATTGTATGCTGTATCAATAAAACTGTTAAGCATATCCGTCATTTCTTGTTTTGTGGCATTTATAAGGCTATAAACTTCTTTTGGAAATTCATCAAAAATAAAATTCTTTCCTCTTATAATGTCATTTAAGTCTGAGATTTCGTCTATCGTTTTACTACCTATATAGTTAAGTCCAACCCATGTTGAAGTATCTATAGCAACAGTATAAGAATCATTTCCGTCCCTTAACTCAAAAATAAACTCTTTTTCTCCCATTCTTAAGACAGAGTTTTTAAACACTATGTACCGATAGTCTGTAGGATTTGCATTTTGGGTTAAAGGTGAACTGTTAATCTTGTACCAACCACCACCCCATATAGGCTTATCTACATCTCCCTCTTCAAATTCAACCCATATAGCTTCACTAACAGGAGGAACATAATAATCCCCTGCATAATCTGTAGCATAAGGAATGCAAGGCTCACACCAAGAGCTTAAATAATCACCTAAAACTGTTGGACATTGCACTCTTATACGACCTCTTCTTTCTGGGTCATTATTATCCATAACAATAGCTCGGTACTTACCAAGCCATTTAGTCTCAGCCATACTTCATCACCTCACGCTTGTTTTAAAAACTTTGTATAAGTCCAAGACCAAATAGGGTTAAGTCTTACTCTTGCTCCGTCTTCACTGATAGCATCAATAGTAAGGACTTGCTGTTTAACCCAATTTGGAACTCTAACTCCGTCATGCGCATTTGCGTATATAGCATCATCACCGACAATTTTAACTTTATCCCCAACCTTAAACTTATTGTTGACTGTGTTTTTGGATGTGTCCACTTTTTCAACTCTATTGTCCTGTGCGGGAGATTTAGCAGGAGGAACAGTACTTTTTAAGGTATCTCCAAATCCGTTCTTATACAAGGTAGCAGTCATGGAAAAACCATTATCTTTATCAATTTTACGCTTTATTTCAGCAATAAAATATAATCCTGATAAGTACTTTCCAATACCTCTAAACTCTACTGTCTGTCCTGCCTTTAGCTTCATGTTGTTTTTAGTGGGTATTAATTCAACATCTCCAGTTAAGGTATTAAACTCGACATCAATATATTCTTTTTCAGCATCAGTCTTACTATCTGTTGCGGCATCTTTTTCAGAGTTTACCGCTCCTGCTTGTGAAATAGCTCCACCAGAACCACCAGAAAATCCAAGACCAGAACCACCGTTAGACGTTGATAAATTGAGATTTAGACTATCTGTGCTAAAGGACATAGAGCCTTGCTCTGTCCACATTCCTAAAGCAGGATTATACATATAGGCAGTACTTAATGCTTTCTTTGCGGCCCAATCTTTTGAACCCCAGTTACCTGCATACCCATTTCCACCATAAGTTTCATAGAAACACTGTGCATCCCATGCTGAATTAATACTTCTTCTTGCTTTTTCTTTTTCTTCATAAAAGCATTTAGCATCCCATGCTGAATTAATAACAATTGCCATTGGCTACACCTCACTTCTTTACCCACTCTCTCTTAACAGGGTCATAAACCATATTAGATGTGTCGGACTTTTCAAGACTTGTGTCATTAAGAGCAGGAGAAGATGAAGTTTTAACACTCTCACCTTGTACGTCCCTGCTAACATTACCATCATTGGCTGTGTAGGACTCATAAGCCTTAGTATCAGTACTGATATTGGACTTAGTTACCTCTTCTTGCTTTGTTTCCTTATTTATTTGAGGTGTAAAACTGATAACATCAAAAGGGTATGTTTTATACCCTATAGTAGTAGTGGGACTTTGTAACAATCCCTTTTTCTTATAAATTATTCTGCTGTCAACAATCTTGCACATAAAAGGTTCTCGCTCCTCTGTTGCAAGGTTTTCAAGGAACTCTATGTCTGTTTGGTTACTCTGTGATATAGTATCAATAGTAGCAAAAGTATACCCAGATTCAATATCAGTTGAAAAACCGTACTCCATAGCTACTTTCTTAACTACGTCTGCTCTTGTAACATTGTCCCAAGACCTGTCTTTTTTCTTTCTATTCATAAGGTGTGAATTGTCTAAACAAGTCACCGTGAGGGTAGGTGAACCCTCTTGTGGAAAAGATATATCAATAGCAGAAATGTAACCTGTGAAACTATGTCTGTCTATGTCCTCGTTGAATCCAAACCTGACAATTACCTTTGCTTCATCAATGTAGATATTATCCTCTATAAAGATAAAGTCAGGGTCAGTGATATTTAGAGTACAAGTATCAGAACCGTCGCAGAGTTCATCAAATTCAATACTGTTTACACAGGCTTTAGCACGCCCAACTATTTCTACGTTATTTACCCATAACTGAAAATATACGCTTGAAACATTGCTTTTACTTTCGTTACTCACTTACTCTTGTCACCTCTTCAAAATCAGGTATCATAAGTACATCTCCGACCTCTATGTCAAGCTCAGACTGTAATTGTGGGTTGGCATCCATGATAGCCCAGTAAAGATTGGCATTACCATAAAACTTATAAGCTATTCCATCAATGCTGTCTCCCTGTACAACTGTGTAATACATTGAGTTTTCGGAATTAAATTTATACTTGTTTCTTATGTCAAATATAAACTCTTGTCCTCTTCGAGCATACACAGGGGTATGTATGTAACGTGAACCTTTATGTATTGCCATTCATCACACCTGCCTCAAGCTTAAAGTAAATGTTGCTTCATTCGGGAGTAAATCACTTGTAAAAGAGGTATAGGTTGTGGACAATGTGTCCACAACACAACTTCTAATAAAATTTCCCATAACAAACAACATCTCATCAGGTTTAGTGTAGCCACTTGTATTTTCAGTGGGTGGTACAAACTTATTAAGAAAGTCTTCCCATGCTTTAACTTCACCGCTATATGGTTTGTCATAGATATAAAGTGGTACACTAAACGTCAGAATATTTCCTCGTACATACTGAGTAATAGGGTAGCTAAGTCCAGGTGAGGATATTTCAGAATAAGTTGCTCCTCTGTCAAAGCTTAACTCAGCAGGATTGAACATAAAGCTCTTTTTTACACCAGTACTCTTATTTTTAATATAACCCTTTGTCTTAGCACCTGCTGTATACTTATGTGATGTTACACTATAAACTGACATATAGTCACCTCCTTATACTCTTGTCTGCATATTTCTTAACTGCATTTTTCTTGATATTTTTTTCATGAGCTTATCTGCAAGAACATCAAGTCCCTCATCAGATAAATCAGTGTCCTTGTCTATATTAAACACAACACTTCCTGCTTCGAATGTAACCCTGTTGTCCTGTGTACTGTTATCATCAGAGCTGCTCTCATCATATGTGTTGTTGTTAGTAGTGTTATTAACCAATGACTGCATAGGACTACTGCCGTCGTTGTCCTCATCTGTAGGAGGGGGAAGTACTACAGGTGTTGGATTGATTGGATTATCCTCATCTGTATAATCATCTGTGGCAACAATATCCTGCTTAATAAGTGGGGAAGAAGTAGTCTTTGCACTGCTATAGTCACTAAGGAAACTTCCAAGACGTTTAGTTAAAATATCGTTTACTACTACTTCATTTGGGTGCAGACAAGCAACACCAGTTTCTTTAACATAACCACCTGTGCTAAGACCTACAAAGTCTGCAATTCCGTCTCCTATTCCACCGAAGAAGTCACCTATACCACCGAAGAAACCGCCTATTGCATCAATAATACCTGATATAGCATCAACAATCCAACTAATAGCATCTCCTATTGCTTCAATGATAGGCATAACAATGTCAGAAGCTTTCTGAATAGCACCACATATGAAATCTTTTATAGCACCAAATACAGTCTCAAATATACCTTTAAGCCACTCAACCTTTTCAGCAATAGTTTCAAAAATGCCCTTAAAGAAGTCACAGACAGGACTAATGACATTGTCTTTAAGCCATGCGAAAGCAGTACCTATAGCCTCAATAACAGGACTAATGACATTGTCATACACCCAACTAAACGCCGCTCCAATTGTCTCTACCACAGGACTTATGACGTTTTCATAAATCCAACTAAAGATTGTTGCGAACAGGTTGTATATGAAACTTAGTCCTGCACTTATTCCGTCCCAAAGGATTTTGAACACAGCAATTACAGCAAGTACTATAGTTCTTACTATTTGGTAAATAGCATAAATTATGTTCTTTATAAGGTTTACTACTGAGCTTATTACTCCCCATATGCTCATTACTACCTGTTTAATCACATTGAATATGGTCGTGATTACATTCCAGATAGCTTGTGCCGCTGTCTGTATTATACTAATAATAGTACTTATTACAGTCCAGACAATACTTGCTATGCTTTTTATAATATTTATAATGGGTTCAAGAATAGACATTACAACTTGAATAACCTTGCTGATAGCATCTTTAACAGCTTGAATAATACCTTGTACAAATCCTATAACAGATTGTACCCAAGGTATATTACTAAACCACTCCCAAGCTTTTGAGAATGCTTCTGCTATGGCATTGCCTATATTAACAAAAAATGCTTTTATTTCGTCCCAGAAGATTACAATTAAAGCTATTAGTGCGGCAATAGCCGCTACAATAAGTCCCACTAACCAAGCAGGTATGCTAACTACTATACCCATTGCACCTAAGATAGCAGTAACAATCTTACCTATACCCGTGAGAATCCATAGTATAGCAGTCTTAAATCCACCAAATATGGTTTTGAGTAAAGTACCTATACTTTTTATTCCACTTAGTATAGCTCCCCAAGGGATTGACTTAACAAGGTTTACAATAAATTTAAATCCATTATATATCATTTTTATTACATTACCTATAGTCTTAAGAACATTCCAGATAAACTTAGCAGTTTTCCAGATAGTTTCACATATAGTTACAACTGTTTTAATGCTCTTTATCACTATAGGTAGCATAACGATAGCTACAGCAATCCAACCTGCGGCTTTTCCTATAAAGTAACCAACTTTCTCCCAAGTGTCAGTCATTCCGGGTGCAGTCATTTTATCAATGAGCGCTACAATAAGTTCACCAAAACTTGAAACATCTACATCAAGTATTCCAAGCTTAGTAAGCACATTCTTTAAGGATTCAAAGAAAGCATCTAAACCCTTTTTAAATCCGTCAACAAAGAACTGCCAATGATACTTTAATTGAAGAATACCCTCAATAAGAGGTAGTATTCCCATGTCTTTTGCTTTTTGGAAATTTTCAGCAGAAAGGGTGTTATCTGTAAACGCATCAGCTACAAGCTTTATAGTCTCCCATATGGTCTTAAGTGAATTAGTGACACTATCACGCATTCCTAAGAAATCTCTGTCCCAAGCGGCTTTTAATAGGGCACTTAAAGCAACGAGAGGAAGTATGTACGAAAACATACCCTTAAAAATACCTAATAACTTTGTTCCCCCACTTAAAGCTTCGCTACCTTTAAATAGCATACTTATAGAGAAACGTAACATACCTAATGCAGAAACAAGTTTAAGACCTGCTCCGGTTAATAATGTAGCTACTCCTGCAAGTGCAATAAATTTAATAACACTCTGAGCTAATTCTGGATTTGTCTTTACAAGGTTTCTAAACGCATCAGCAAGTTTGATTATTCCGTCAATAACAGGGTCTAAAAGTCCCATAACACTTGTTAGTGCAGAACCTATAACTTTTGCTAAGTTTTCAAGTTCCTCTTCTGGTATACTCCCAAGGTACTCGGACAGTCTACCTATTATTTCAGTAAACTTCTCATACACACCTGCATCTGAAATTTGAGCCTTTAATGAGAATAAGGTGTCACCCATATTTGACAGCATAGTCATAGGGTTATTTTCCATTTGCTTTACAATAGGTAACATATTGAGTTGGTCTATAAGGTCAGCAACTTGTCTTGAGCGCTCCTCTATTGACCCACCCTTATCTTCCCCTAACAAGGCATTTATATCAAGAGATGCACCTCTTTTAAGGGACATAGCGTTTCCCTCAGCAATGTATTCATTCAAAGCTCCCATTGCGGCTTGAACACCGGTACCGTAAGCATTTCTCATTTGAGGGTTAAAAGCGGCTAACGCAGATGCATAATCCATAAGTGTAGCTTTTGCTCCCTCTACACCGTCACTGGCAAGGTAAGAACTTGTTGCAATTTCTTCAAAAGCTTCAATACCATTAGCTTTGAGCATAATAACAGAGGGTATTAAATTTTCAAAATCAAAAACACTTTTCTTAGCATAGTCTTGAATCTGAGCTAATTTTGCGTTTCCTGCTTCTGCACTTCCATATAGGGTACTTAGCTGTGTTCTTGCATAATTTACTGTTGCACCCGTATCTGTTATACTTTTTATCACACTTGTGAACATACCAGTTATGCTCTTGCCAACTTGATAAAGTTCATTACCCACTATACCTGCCGCTACTGATATTTGCATCAAAGCGGCTTCTACACCATTAGCTTGTGAAAAAGCGGCAGTAGTATTGTTTAAATCATTAAACGCACCTGTTACGCTTCGCAAACCAGATGTAGCATTGTCTGTACAACTAATTATAAGACCTAAACCAAAGTTATTCAATGTTACATCACCTCCATAACCTATGCTTAATACGATACACTACCGCTTTAAAATTCAGTTTATTTTCTTCTTGGTGATTTAGGTGTCTTTGGCATTTTTGGAGATTTGATAGAATCATTCTCCATTTTCTTCTGTGTCATTATCATTTTTACCCACATTCGCCTTTCTCGACTGGGAAGTCCCCATATTGTGTCTCTATCCCAATGGTACACATAAGCCAGTATGTGCATTTCTTCAAGAGTGTTTCGGAAACTGAATTTTTTAGAAAACTCCCAATCAAAAAAGGTGTTTATATAAAATTTGTCTGATTAAGATTACCCTTAAAGTACTCTCCGCAGTGGTCGCACATAACATCAACTGTCATATCAATGCCAAACTGGTGGTCGTTAAGTAATGCTTGTAAGTAGTTTCTATCTCTTACTGAAAGACTTGCCATGACAGACTCATCAATGTAAGCGCCGTCGTCAAATTTACAAATTCTTGTAAGCAGTGTTGTCTCAGCTTTTGCAATGTTATTCTTTGCAAGAGGAGTGAGAAGTTCACCGTCAAGACCATTTGGTCTTCTCATGATACCTGTCTTATGCAATACTCCCTTTCTGTCTTTATATCCTCTTGGGAGCTCAAATGGGATTTCACGCATACCATCAAATTCAAGGATATTCAGTTCATCAATTTCGACTTCTGTCTTTAACTTTGCCTTACACTCAGGGTTAGGACAAGTATGTGTCACTTCAATTGTATCTCCAATAGAAATTCTGCGGAGTTCAAGGAGCATAATGTCTCTATCTCCTGTATACATCTCTTTAAAAATGTTCTCCCAGTCTTTCGGATTTCCTACAGACTTTCTTGTAAGAGTTCCAACACTTAGTACACAGCGAGAAAGAAGAGCAGTAGCAACTTTAGTACCGTTTGTCTTAATGTCTGAACGATTTACAAACTCTTCATCTGCACCTGTCATTTCACGCAGGGTAAATGTGGAATGTGTAATTCCGTCTTTGTCAACATATCCTGCAAGGAGGTTGTACTCTTTATTTTCATCAAAACTTCCGTTGGTTTGCTCTTCTGCGAGAGCTTTAATAGAATCGGAATACTCCTTTTCTCTTTCTTTTTCAAGATTCTTTTCTTCCATGTTACTGTCAATTCTGCTTTTCATATTCAAATTCCTCCATTTAGTAATTTAGGCTATAGCCTTTAACTCTATTATACAGTAAAACCTCACAAATTGCAATAATAATTTGTGAGGTTTATAAGTGTTTATTAAATTTCCAGTTTAATCTTCAAGGAAATACTCAAACTGGATTGTGAGTGTTTCGATAGCTACATCATCAGAAGTAGCATCAAGGTCACTACTCTCCCACTTTGATACCCAAGCTTCTGCAAGCTTGTAAGTTCTTCCGGGATTTCCGAAACGGTCAAGATGTTCAATAACAATTGTCTGTCGGAAGTCAGGGTTTGTAAGAGTTTCCTTAATCAAGTCAGCAAGAGAAGAGTCCTGATAAGCGCCACGCTCACAAGTAACTTCACCTACTGTGGGTTTACCGGGGAGCTTGTGTGTGTACTCGTAACCACCCTCACCATACTCAGCAACACCTACTTCAAGAGACAGCCCACTTACAGTCTGGAAACCCATTTCAGACGGAAGTCCAGGAATGGTAAGTCTGAAACGGAATTTCTGCAAAGGGTCAAGGGATGCTGTTCTTGCCGCATGAGTAGTCATAAACATCTTTTTAAGTGCATTAGTCATTTTCATAAATTACACCTCCCTATTAAGCTGTTGTAAGTTCGTGAGAGATACGGAAGATAATGAATTCCGCAGGCTTCTTTGTAGCATACCCAATCTCACAGATAAGCTTACCTTGATTGCGGACACTGACAGGGTTAAGGTCTTCGTCACACTTAACATAGTATGCTTCACCTGCATTACCACCAAAGAATGCTCCCTGCTGATAGAGACTGTTGAGATAGTCCTGACAAGTCGTTCTGACTTTAGTCCACAGTGTGGAGTCATGAGGTTCAAATACAAACCGCTGTGTAAGGTCATAAATGTTCTTCTTAAGCGTGATATTCATGTACAAATCAGATACATAGTTAAATTCGGGGTTACAGCTTCTTGCTCCCCATACACAGATACCATAATTGGTCTTAGGTAAAAGAGCATTAATGCCCTTTGGATTGAGGATATTTGTAGACTCAAGCGTGTAAATCTTCTGTACATCTACTGCACCCCTAATAACTGCTTCTGTTCCGGCAGGTGCTTTCCAGAAACCTCTTGAATCTGAAATACGAGAATAAACGCCACAGATATGACCACAAGCAGGAACAGCAATTAAAGCGCCGCTTGAAGACAGTGGATTTACAACTTTAATCCAAGGTGCATATAGTACAGCGTTCTTACCATCAAGCTCATTTCTTAATGTCTGTAGCATAGCATCTGTATCTGTTTCCTGACCCTCACAGATAGCAATCCGGTATTTATTAGCTGTACAGTAGTCAGCAACATCTACCTGTAAGGCGTTACTTGCACCGGGGATAGCAACAAGTCTGATGTCCTCCATAAAATCAAACTGTTTGAGTGACTCTTTATATACAGCATCAGGAACAGGAGCGCCACTTGTAGCAAGACCGTCTTCTCCACCTGCAAAATCAACCTTAATGTCAGCAGAGGGTTTATTTATCTGCTTAGTAAGGTCAGTAACCTTAATATAGTTGCTCTCAGAGTTGATAATATCTGCAAAGCAACCTTGAATGTTTACACCGTCTTTTAAATTACCCCAAGACTCAACAACACTTCCGTTGTACTTAACCTTAAGAGTAAAGACAGGTGGATTAACTTCGTCATTATATTCACTTGCTGGAATTTCAACGGAGATTTTATCTCCCCAAGCTCCCTCACTTTTTGCTTCAAATGCGACACCCGATACTGTAGCTTTAGCGGACTTAGCGTTATACGTTGATGCAGTCTTATCAGTTACACGCTGTACAAAACACCTAATACCACCGTTCTGGAAAAATCCGTACACAGCATATGCAAGCTTACTGTTTGCAAGGAAAGCAGAATCCTGTCCTGTTGCAAATGTGGTTAAATAAGAATTCCATGATGTAATGAGTACGGGAACTCCTACTGGTCCAGTTGCGGCTACACCTGTAAATGCGGCAATAGGAGCAGTACCTACAGGCATCTTAACAACCTGTTTAATGTCCTCAACATATACACCGGGGGTTAAATATTCAGCCATTACTTATTAGCACCTCCTGATTTTTCTTTAGTGGACTTTGTTTCTGTAACATCTGTTAAAGAGACAATTCCTAATCTCTCTGCTTCAAGGAGTGCATCACTTACAAGGTCACCCTTGATAGTAACTGTCTCACCTGACTGTAAAGAGAGGTTAGTACCGTCTGAAAGAGTTACACTAAACAAATGTCCCCTGAGTTCACCTACTTTAGTCATAGTAAACTACCTCCTTAGGACTTTTTAGTTTGAATGTCAACCTCTTTTACAATGTTGACCTCGTTTAGCTTTTCAGCACTCTCTTCATCAAGCTCTGCCCAAATTCGATATGTCATTGATGTGCAATACACCCTACTACCGTCTTTGAGTTTATCAAGCTTTCTGATATTACTGCCTTTCTGCAAACAGTGAGTATATCTTAGTACACCACCACTGTCCACAACAGGCAAGTTAAATTCTCGATTTACTTCAAACTCCCACAAAGCAGTCATGGCATTCATGTCGGTTTGAAGTGTACTCCACAAGTCAATTTGATACATTAATGAGTAGGGTACTGCTGTTCTCTCCATGTTTACTTTACCTGTTTCATAATTAAACCCTCTCGGAACTCTGAAAGGATAGTATCTAACTTCCTCTCGTCTGCTTATGTTAAGGTTATATATAGTAACCATTGGATAGTTTTCTTTTTTGAAATCCTCATCAGCTTTCCTTACTCTGACGGGAACAGGAACTAAAAGTCCCTCACGATTTTTAAGCTGTACAACACTCTTAATGAATTTAATAAGACCTGCATCAATCTGGTCATACCAAACAGTTCCGTTCATTCACTTAACCTCCCTTGATTAAGTCTTTCAAACAGTTTTCCCAATGCTTTTTGATTGTGTTCTCTAACTCTTCAAAGGTGGGACGTATTAAGGGTCTTGCAGGAATGTTGGCTGTACCGTATTCAAGATAAATCATAAGGTCACTAAACTTAAGTCCACTTGGATGTTTAGTCCATGCATCAGCACCTATAAAATAGGTTACCCCATTTTTAGGTGCTTTTACTTTTCGCACTTTCAGATTGTCTTTTAAGAAACCTGTTTCAACATAAATTGTCTCGTCACCACTTTTAAGAGATATTGTATGCTCTGATAGTGGTGTCCAATTCAAATCTTGTGCATCTATATGACCTCTTATCTTTTCAAGTATCATATCTCCGTCCTCTTTTAGCTGTGCAGAAAATGCAGGAACTATTTTAGAAGACAAAGCTTGTAATACTATACCTGCTTTTGTCCAAGCACCAAACTTACTTATTCTCATATTAATTACTCCTCTGCAATGAGTCTTTCTTTGCTTCTGTAGCGGAAAACTCAAAAAACTGCCAAATGTCGGCTACTAATGTAGAGGGTTCTACAGTATCTATTAAATACTCTGTCCCCTCATACACTAACTTTGCTTTTCTCATTTTCTCCCAATCAGCTTCATGCAGGAAAGGTATTCCCAATGTTAAGAATTGTTTGGTTGGTACTCTGAACTTAGCTGTTCTGTCAACAGTTACTTCCTCGTCAACACCTTTTGGGTGACTGTATGTTACTTTAGCTATCAACTCATAAGGTTCAAGATACTTTTTCTTTGGAGTTTCACCATAAATATCATCTACTTCTGTGTCCTCCTCATCTAAAAAGTAAAGAAACAAGTGGTTGCAAAGTAAAGTACTATACACCTCTTCGATACCGTCAAGGAATGCTTGTTGTATGTCATTGTTAGGTTCATAAGCCATTACTCATCACCGCCCTCATCAGGTTTAGTGATTTCTATGTCAGTTGGCTCACATGTAGGTTCTTCACTCTCTTCATCAAAAGGCCCTGTCTCTATTTCAGACTGTGCATACCCACAAAGAGTTGCCATATTAGTTGCTTGCACCGCTATATAGTACTTAGTCTTTTCTGCAAGACCTGTTACTCGGCAATGTACTTGGTGAATGTCTTTTATTTCAGCAACCATTTTAGCACCGTCAGCTATGTGAGACTTCAAATTAAACAAGTCTACAATAGGCTCTGTAGATATATAGACTTTATAACGGTAAAAACGACTTATGTTTTTCACACTCCACCAAAACTCTACTGAGTTTTCAGTGATAGTACCAACATAAAGAGTTACTTTAGGGACTGCGGCATTCTCATAGTTATATCGAGTACCATAACGGTCACTCAATGTCACACTATAAGACTTAACTGTTCCTATTCCGTCTTCTCCACCGTTTTCTAACCAGTCACCATACTCTTTGTCTGCTTGTGCTATCAACTTCATGTAGTGGTCGAATCTCTGTGACCGCTTCAAGTAGTTATTGTTATCAGCACCCATGTCAAACAGCGGAGCTTCTTTGACTGCAAGAGTGTAGTATAACTCTTTCTTTGCCAGAATAATGACACCATAAACAGCATCTTCCGGCAAGTACTTAAGTGAGGGAGTATCAGAATAGTTCCTTGACATGGCAAGATTTAAATAGAGCAATAAGTCCTCATCAGTCATACACAAATACTGTGGGTCTTGCACTGTTATCTTGTCCTTGTCTTGAACATAAACTGATATTCTTAAAAACTGTATCATTTGCTCAACCGTCATAGTTGAGAACACCTCCTGTTTACAGGGGTTTCAAAAGACCTGACTTATTGAGAATGTCCTTTACTTCCTGTGGGACTACTATCTGTACTCCCTTTTTCAGAAAGTATCTTGTACCTCCGATACAGCAGGTGTGGTTAGTGTTAGGGAGAATTTTTACGTTCTTCACCGCAGGCTTCTGTTCAATTGTCTCATTAACAGTTACCTCATCTACACCCTCAACGGAGTTTTCAACAGGATTTTCAACACCCTCTGTTTCGCTGACATTTGTAGTTACTTCTTCCTCTGGTGTGGAAGTTTCCATAATAGTTGCACCATTAGTCTTAGGCTTAAACTTACCTGTAGCCATAATTCTACTCTCCTTTCTACATTATTACTTCTGAGATATTTTACGGTTTAGGCAGTAACGATTACAACACCGTACTCATCATGGAGCTTACCTACACCAAAGATAGAGTACCACGCAAGACTTCTCTTTCTGCCGAAGTCTTCAACACCGTTATCACGAAGCTCAACAGGAAGACCATATGCAATGCCGTAATAAGCATCACCGAAAAGAACAGCTTTATACTTATTAACATCACCCTTTAACTCCTCATCATATGCAGGGTCGTCTTCTGGAGCGGCACCATTACACATAAGAGTTGTTTCAATAAAGCGGCAGTCGTCAATTCTTCCGATTTCACCTGTAAAGAGCTGTTCGGGTGCGCCATAGTTAGAAGCATTAACCCAAGCTGGGTCGTCACGCAGAGTTCTTGACTGGTGAGGATGAACAAAGCAAACCCAATAAGTACCACCGACAGCTTTAGGGGCATTGTTTGTAGAAAGAATTTCGATAGCATCTTTAATTGTAGACACCTTAAGAATAGATGTAGCATCAAGACCTGCCATAGTAGTATTCTTAGTACCGTCAGACTTAGAAGCATAAACAATATTTGTACCAGACAGAGCCGCATCCCTTAACTCACAGTCAACAACCTGTGCATAGTCACGACCAAGAAGTGTTGTAGCAGAAGCCAGTACATCATCAAAAGAAGTCTGTACAAGCAATTCACTTACAGAAACAGCGTTACCATACTCAGTAACAGTGAGCTGTTTTGCAGAACCGCTAAGAGCCTGTGTAACCATAGACTTAGCTTCTTCAAGCTTGCCGCCGAGTGTAAGGTTGTTATATGTAAGCATAGAAATAGTCATACCCGGTTCTGTGCCGAGTTCAGTCTTTGTAGTAGCAAACTGCATAAATCGCATATTAGGGAGAGCCTTAAACTCAATCTCCTTAGAGTAAACAGTTCTGATTCCCTCTGTGAACTGAGTACCGCCGTTTGTCTTCCCTAATTCAGTAGCAACGCTTAAATTGGGTGCGTAGACTGTACCTCCGGAATTGGTTTCTGCATGAGCAGTCGTAAACAAACAACTTAAAAATGTCTTAATAAACTTCTTATTCATTTTATAAATTCCTCCATTTATATAGTATTAAATGCTCAAGTCTTACTTAAGACCTAAACTCTTGCGAAACTCCTTGTACTCGTCAGAAGCAGGGTCAAGATTTCTCACATACTCAGCATCAAATCGTCCTGTATCTGTTCCTGCATTTTCTGTAGGATTCATAACAGGGGGCTTCTTTACTGTAGGCTTAGCGGCAGTTCCTTTATTGTGCGAACCACCAACAGGGTTTCCGTTATCATCAACAAGACCAAGTTCTTTCTTAATTGAAAGGGACTTCTCTTTTGCCTTTGCTACAGAAGCATCAATTTCTTCTTTGGTACTGCCTATAATGTCGTCAAGGAAAGATGTAAGTACAGTCTCTTTATTAGCCGCTTTCTGTTCTGCAAGATAAGACTTAACTTCATACTCCTTTTCAATCTCTGCCCTTAAAGCCTCAACATTGGGAGTTTCCTTTTTCAGCTTTTCATTTTCAGCAATAAGTACATCAATCTGTGCATTGAGTTTCTTCACTTCCTCTGTGGTAATAGCACCACTCTTGTAAGAGTCAATCTCCGCAGTTAAAGTATTGACAGTCTGTGTCAAGTCCCCAATCTTAATGAGGTTGTCATTACCTGTCTTAACAAGCTTTGCGTTATCCTCTTCAAGCTTCTTGATACGAGGGTAAAGCTTTTCTTTCTCCTCCTTACGAGCCTGTGCTATAAGCTGTTCATAATTAATCTGAGGTGTTGCAGTACCACCACTGTTTCCATCATCTGGAACAGGGTCCACCTCATCAGCGTGTACATTCATACACAAGAAAGATAATGCTTTACTCAATACACTTAATTTCTTTTCTGCTATAATACCTCTTAAATTACTCATTATATTCTACCTCCATAAAAGTTTAATCTACATAACTATTATAATGCATAAAAACTGATTTGTAAAGAGGGTAAACGATTTTTATGAAAATATTAAATTACTGTTTGGGATTTTCAACGTTTGCCCCATTAGTTTCTATGTTCATTTGCTCTTGTGGTGTTTGACCATTCAAGAAACCACTATTTAACTGTGGCTGTTCGATTCCATAGATAGTTGGATTCTTTTCTCTGTCCTCATCTATCTCTTTAATTTTATTCTCAATGTCTTCACGACCCATTCTCTTTAATGCGCCAATTCTACTTTCAAGTCCTACTTGAAGTTCCTGCTGTAACTGCTGTAATTCGAGTAAGGTGTCCTTTGGGAGAGTGTCAGGAAGTGAAACCTCTGTGTGTACAAAATCCCTCATTGGTACAGTATCAGACTTAGTAATAAGACCCTCTAACAGTGAAACAAGTATAATAAGCTCATTAAGTCTTTCAAGACCGTCCTCTGTAGACTGTCTCTTTACCCTTGTCTTTTCGATAAGTGGTAAATTCATGTACTGTAGTGCAACACCACTTGTATTACTTATAGACTTTGCACCACCTAAAACAGTCTCAGGTATTCCTCCTATCTCGCACATTTCAAGCTTAAGAGCCTCAAGGTAGCTATTACTTGCGGCTAAATCACCGTTCAATTCAAGGTTCTGCACTTTTGCATCTTTAGGAAGTCCTCCCCAAAGCTTATTAGCTCCTTTTTCAAGATTTCCTATTTTAGCACCAAATACAAGAGTAACAGGTGCGGCATGATAGTCCAGTATTTCACTTACATTAGACTTTTTAAGGTTATACTCCACATTCATAGGGATAATGTTCTCAATGTCACTAACTCCCTCGTTACGTCCTGCAAGAATAAAATTCTTTACTTGAATAAACGGAATAACACCATACTTATTAACAACTGTCTCAGGCTCTTTATTACCCTCATAAGTAGTTACACTGTCTTTAGTCCACACTTGCTTATAAGTCTTAAGTACTCTCCTTGACTTAGAATGTAAAAGACCATACTCTTCGAGTTCATAGTACTGATAGACTATAGACAGCTTTCTTAATACACCTCTCTGGTGTGGGTCAAACTCAGGGAACACTACACTGGTAGGTTGTACTAAAAGTTTAATTCGTCCGTCAGGGTATTTACCATAAGGGTCGTCACCGTCAAGTTCTTCTGGTGAGTAGTATCTTACTTGTACCCAAGCTTCACCTGTAACGGACTTCATTTGACCTAATTCAGTAGTGAAGATATACTGACTATTATCTTCCCAAACATCTTCAAGATACTCAAATAAAGTTCTTCCGTCATTTGTAACGGTTGTGTCTGAAAGGTCTTTATAAACTGTAAAAGTAAATCCTTTACCCAACTCAAAAGCTACAAACTTATTTACAAAAGCCGCACAGTAGTTTACTGTCACTTCTGGTGAATCTACATCAGGCATTTCTTCCCAATGATAACCCTCGTAGAAATTCCAAAATCTCTTACACTTAGTAAGTCTTTTGAGTTGTTGGTCGTCCAAGTCATTGGAAAGCTGTGTAACAGTAGCACCTATATCAATAAAGTCTCTTACATCACGTTTTCTTTCAAAACCTAACATATACTCATCTCCTTTTAGCAGTAATTCTATTCCTCATAAGCACTTGCTTATTTTGGTTTCTACTTCTTGCAGTAAACTTATTTCTAACCGTTTCAGTATTGTTTACTTCTGTTGCAAAACTTGTACCCCAAACAGCTAATGCCCAACTGTCTGGGTAATCGTCATGGGCATTTTTTTCATCAGGATGTGATACAACCATATTAGCACCACTCCAACCTTTTTGAAGCTCCCCTAACTGCTCTAAAAAGTCCTTATACTCTCTTGTCTCAACAGTATTAGGACCTGCGCATACTCTTGCTCTTCCTGCGACAATCTCTCTACTTAAATGCTTATATAACTCCGACTTTGATTTTGGCGTAAAGATATAGGGTATTACCTCACAACTCAAATTAGCTCTAAGCCTGTGAGATAAAGAAGCCTCCCTTGTTGCATCACACACAACTCTTGCTAACAAGAAATGACTTAAATAGTCCATTATCTGTGGGTATTGCTCTTCATAGTCTGGCTCATTGGATATACACAACCAGTCTTTTATGTAGGAGTTATAGGCAGTGTATGTCTCCTCTTCATTATCTTCATTTGTAAAAGACTCAAGAATAACAGGCATATTCCAGTTCGTTTCAACCATAGTAATAACAGTATCGTCACCCTTACCTCCCACGTCTATTCCTGCAACATGGGTAGCACTTCTGTCATACAAAGACCTTTCAAGTAAAGGCTCTGTATTCTCCTGCTCGAACTTCTCAATGTCAACAAACATACCTCTTTCAATAATCCATTCAAGACAATAAGACATTCTAAATTCATCAGACTTCTCTCCCAGTCTCTTCTTCTCTTTTTCCACATATTTAGCATACTTAGGGTTATACTTAGCGGCAATAGTCCAGTCATACTCAAAGTGATTTCGTATGTGTGACTTTCTCGTCATTGCTTCCGCTTTATTTCTCTGAATAGCATCATAAAAATCTCCTTTAAAAGTAGTTGCTGTCCCGATTTTTACAATAGTAGCATTATAAGCCGCACCCATAGGGTGTATTGACTTTCTAATCTTATAGTTAGAAATATCTTGACACTCCTCACAGATAATCAACTTAAATGATTCTCCCTCAATGTTAGAGCCGTCACTTGCAGAGATAGCCGTAGCAAAAGAGTTATTTGACAATGATACTGTCTGTCCATTAGAAGTACTAAAGAATATTCTAAACTCAGGGTCTTCCAATACTGCGAGAGCAGACTTGCACTGTAAACGAGATTTGAGTCGGTTATATGTAGTCTGAGCCTGTCTTAAGGACGGAGCGAAAATACCTATCCACATTCCATTCTTAAACATTGTAAGTCTACTATCATCTGCAAACATAGGCATATTAGCCATTTGAGGTAGTATAATCATCATACCACCAGTTGTTGTTGCAACAGTTTCAGACTTACCACTCTGTCTTGCAAATAAAGCGGTGATTTCTTCACCGTCATTTTCAAGAACAGACCTTATAACTCTCTTTGAAAACTGCTCCTGATAGGGGAAAAATGAAACACTGGAATATAGTCCACAAAAGGAAAAAACAGTATTTACTAATTCTGTAGTAGGTACTCTTCCACAATAAGCTACACTTGGTATTAATAAATACTTCTTGAACCTTTTTTCAGCTTTACTTAAAAAGTTTCTAACTACCGTCTTAATATCAGCTTTACTTAGCACTTTATCACCTCTTTAAATACAAATAAAGTTGGGCATAACTTAGATGCCCAACTTTATTATATATTATTTTCGAAAATAAAACAAGTAATAATTAATCTATTTTCTCACATTCATCTAAATAGATTCTTGAACCTCGGCACATAAAATACATTCTACCTTTTCTACCTAATCTCACTTTGCTTTTAAATACCTTAGTATACTTGTCTTCGTACTTACTTATATAGTATTTTACATAATAATCTGTATCATGTACTATTTCAGTAACCACTACAGTGAAAATTGCTGTTAAAGCATTAGCATATAATCCTCTTTTCATTTTATCACTCCGCTACATGATTGCTATATGTGCATTCATTTGGGTCTTTATCATCTCTAAATCTAAGAAAACGTGGGTGTCTGAGCTTTCCTGTGTCTTTGAAAATTTCATTGCATTTGACTTCAATGACTTTACCTATATATCTATAGTGGGATAGCTCTGCCCTAAGTTCATCATCAAAACCTGAGCATTCACCTACTTCAAGAACGTTATAAAGGGTATAATCATTGCAAGGAAGACTGCATAACTTAACCTTATGAATGTTAAACTTCTTATTCTTTGGTAGAGATTTTATTTCCTCATCTGTAATTATCACACCAAATATCATGTTACCCACCCATTTATTATAGTGAAATCGGGTAACTGGAATATAACCTTGTTTTAAAAGTTTTTTTGCTGACTCTTCTAATATTCTTCTATCTGTTACTTTAATTCCTTTTGGTGTCTCCCAATAATCCCATTTATCATCCGGAAATTTACCTGTATATTCTCTGGTAGGTTCAGTAAATCCCAAAAGAATACACTCTCTTGTATAAAACTTTTTAATTTTAAGATAAGCTTTATCACGTTTGTGTGCATACTTAAAGTCTTTATTCTTAATGATTACTCCCTCTCCCCCATTTGCTATAATATACTCATAGTAACCTCTTGGTGATAACTGTAAGGGACTTTTTGACTTTAATATTTCAGAGTGTAAAGTTGGATATTTAGTCTTAAAACCTTTAATCTTCTGCAACAAGGTCGAGCTACCACTTACTGATACTGTAAGTGACTTACCACACTGGAAATAGGGTACTTCTACTACACACTTTATACCTCTTGACTCAAGAATATTTATAACCTTTCTTAAAAAATTCTTACGTCTTACAAGGCTTAAGTTCTCTACACAAATACCTCTATAATAAAGAATGTCAAAAGCATGAAACACTACCCAACCTAACTCTTTCTGTCTGCTGATAGCTTTGTCCCACTTGCAGTTGAGAGTAGAAGAAACGTCTTTAAAAGGTCTACCAGGAATAAACATCTCTCCGTCAATTACAGTTCCAGAAAGCTCAGGTATCACTATTTCTCTCATCTGTGGCAATGAATCAGTATTCTCAGTAAACCAATTTGTCTTTTTACTAATACGTCTTGAAAACACCCTACAACAATCATTCAAAAAATGCAGTATTCCTCTTGTTCCGTCAAACTTCTCTTCAATGAAATTATTAGGGTCACTTAAAGCTTTATCCTGCTCGCTGTCTTCTTCAAGAGCGTGTGCAGTCATAGGCTCGCAGTACCTTAAGTCAGATGTAGTATAATCACTTTCAGTCCAGTCTACAAACTTAGGACTATAGTTTTCAAGATTAGGTTCAATACTACTCACTACTCAACACCGCCATTCATATCAACTTCAAGAACGTCACTTTTTTCAGCAATCTTATTTTTAGTTTCTTCAAACGCTTTAAGCATATTCGCTTTGGATATTACCCTGTGATTTTCAAGTATCTTAGCAGTAAATAGATAAAGGTTTGTTTTATCACCTGTTGCGTTCTCTCTGAAATACTGAATGGCAGACTCAATTGTAACATTGACGGGAACTTTACCTTTAACATCAGCAATGCTATTGTTTTCTACTTTGGATGTAAGCTCGTCATAGGATGTTCCAGCTTTATTAATATTCCCTGCCTGAGTTCTCTTTGAATAATGAGTAATATCCTCAACGTTCATATTAGTCATTTCTATCACTCCTTTGTAAACTTAAACTGTTTGTAGACTTTGTAAAAACCTCTATCGTCTTTAGCAGATTCAACAGAAGTGTAAACAAAGTCGTCACTAAGCTTTTCAAGCTCCTCATGGTTAACTACAAGCTGAAATAGTGCTTCAATAGTTCCGTCTGCTCTCTTAATAAGTCCAAAAGGTGTAGGAATTGCATTAGGTGCGAGAAAATAAGGACTACTTGAATAATGAGTGTACAACACTTCAAATACCAAGTTTTTTAATGCTAACAACATACCATCATTAAGAGTAACTCCGCTTGGTAAATTTAAACTGTCCGTTTTAAGTTCAAATATGAACTTTCCTGTGGGCTTGTGCTTAATTATTTTATTACCCTTAAGTGTTCTTGCAAACACTGTCATAGAATTTACAACAACTAAATCGGTTTCCTTTGGTTCTTTATTATACACAACATTAGGACTATCACAGGCACGAATAAGAGCCTTAATGTCATATTTATCTGTGGTAACACCATCTAAAACACGCTCGCTACCACTCACATCTACAAACAAAGATTTCATTTATACATTAACTCCTTAACAAGAGAGGTAGACTATTATGTGGATAGTCCACCTCATAGTATTATTTGATGTAGGTGGTCACTTATTCAGCTTCATACTTATTTCCACAGCACTCACAGACAAACTTCTCTTCGTCCTCATCATATCTGAGAGGGTGTCCACAACAGTAGGGCTCTTCGTTGATTGTGTAAGCTTCCTCTTCAACGATTTCTCCCTCGTCACCGACAAGCATAGTAGCGAGTTCAAGGTACTTTTCCAGCAGGTCTATATCAGAGACTTTCTCAAACTTATTGTCTGTACCTTTAAAGGCATTGATAAACTCAATGAAGTCTTCTCTTAAAATTTCGCCGTCCTCAAAAGCTTTTGTAGTTTCATCTACAAGCTGTCCATAGGCTTCCTTACGAGCTTTAGTCATTCCCTCTGTAACATCACCAGATTTTACAACATCTGACTCACCGTCATCACTGTCTGTATCTTCATCTTCGTCACTGTCAAGGTCAATAAGTCCATCTTCTACAGCTTTTACAAGCTTACTGATAAGTGCCTGTCTCTTTCCCTTAGGGGAAACACCGACGTCTTCAAGAAGTGTACGGATTTCATCATCTGACACATCAACTATTGCTTCCTTAACTGTATCTTCAATAGTAGCGTTGTCATTATCGTCTTCATCATCTTCCTCTACAGGCTCAGGCTCTTCAACCTTAAGCTTCTTAAAAGACTTAGGAGCAGACTTAACTGACTTTGTTTCTGCTGTCTTAAGCTCATCTTCATCACATGAATTTTCAGCAGTATCAGCAGAAAGAATTTTCTTCACAATCTCTTTCCTGTTACCTACAGCAGAAATTCCGAGTTCTTTAGCAAGCTTCTTAATGTCATTGTATGACATATTACTGAGTTCTTCCTCTGTGTAAGCAGAACCGTTGGTAATATCAGATTCTTTATCAGCCTTTTTGGATGCAATCTTCTTTTCAGCAGGTGCGGAAACATTAGAGGACTTCTTAATTACCTCATCATGTACATTGTCAATAGTATTGCTGGCAGTACAAGAACACTCAGTCTGTTTAATTCCCTCAATAATAAAATTGATACCCTGTGATATAATTTCAAGTCCCTCAATAACTTTCTTGTTCATAAATAAATTCCTCCTAAATTAAATTTAATTGTAGTTGTATTTCACTATAATTAGTATATCACATTGACCTTTATAAGTCAAATGTCTAATCAAACTGTTCCGTAAGACTTTTAGTCTTTTCATAAATAGCACAAGCCTTATACTCAATGCTAAAAAGTATTTTATACATACCCTTTATTGTTTTGATACACTTCTGCTTAGTTGCCTCATCTGTATCTTTATTGTTATAAAGTTCAGTCAAGGCATCAACCTGTACTTTCACACTTTCATAGTGCACAGATAACAGCTTTCTAAGATTTTCAAGATAGCCTATGTTAGAATCGTCACGACTGAGAACTAAATCAAACTGCTCCTTACTTAAGTCTATCAACTCAGAAAAGGAATAGTCAGAAAACCTCTTAACAGTGCTAAGCTTATTCATTTAATCACCTCCTGTTATGTCTGCTTGTTAATCCATGTAAATGCTATGGCACCTACAGCACTAAACAAGCAATAAAAATTTGAATGAACTGCAAGTCCATAAATAAATCCTATACAGCATAGAACTATAATTACTAAACTTAACAGAATTAGCAACCTTTGTAGGGTACCTGTAAAGACTTTCAAAAATTCAACTCCAAGTCTTTTAATGAATGGTATCATTTTAACACCGCCTTTTAAATGTTCTGTATATTTTATGCTTCCTCATAAGTCTGTTATACATCAAATAAAATTCGGCGTTATGCATAACACCTTTAACTCTCTTAAAATCAGGTCTGCTCCACTGCATATGGTGAACCGACTCATGTAAAGCAGTAGAAAAGATTTTTTCATAAGGGTATAAATTAGTCTGATTGTCGTCCTCATATACAAACACAGTAACTTCTTTAGTGTTAGGGTTATATCTTCCATAATAGGTCTTACTAAAGGGTTTAAGGGTTAATTTAAACCCTTTAGTATCAATATTAAGTGCTTGTAAATCGGACAGTAACCGACTTTTTAGCAAGTCAATAATCATACAACTCTCAGCATACTTCCTGCTATCTTTTCAAGCTCAATACGTCTTTCAAGAGTGTAGTCCTGTGCAACTTCTGTAATAGAGTTTATTACTCCCCAATCAGAGAATCCGTAAACATTATTTGAAAGGTCAATAACTTTATTTACCCCCTCATTTGAAAGCTTTGTTTTTGCCTTAAGTTTAGTAATAAACTCCTCAAGCATCCTGTCAGTATCAGGTTTTCCAGAGGTGTATTTAGAACCAAGAATATTGTACTGTAAAGCACACCTCTGAATAATATGCTCATACTCACCTATAAGGTCAGGTAAATACTTCAAAGACGATTTAAGCTCCTCTCTGAAATCGTCTTTACAGATATTGAGGTGCTTCTGTGTAAACAGATTTGCTTTTCCCTTAGGTATACAAAGACCGTTACTACATACTTGCTTAAAAATAAAGAAATTCACTGCAAGAGTACTTCTTCCGACATCAGAACTATCAATCTGTATACCTGCAAACAGGTCTTCACCATTAATGTTCATTTTCTCCTGCTGAATAAGTCTTGCATGAAAACGCTCCTCATTCATAAAAAATGACTTAACTTTAAGTCCAAGACCTCTTGTGGTATCATCAACCACATCTACAATATCAGGTGTATCAAGTATACTGTATCGATTGCTGAGAACTCCTCTGATTTTGTTTTTATAGATTCTGAGTAACAAGTCCTTACCAAAATCATCAATCCATGTGTTCAAATTATTAAGTGCAAGCTCGTCATATCCCCGAACTGCACATGAAGTGAGGTATTTTGCAGGAATACCAAGTTTTGTACAAAGTTGACCAAAAGAAAAGTCAGAAAGATAGCTACAATCAATTGCTCCGTTATGCATATACTTAGCTTTAAACTTATGCCCCTCAAATATCATTGCAAGATTTTTAAGGCTAACTCTGTTAAGCATTACATCACTGCATGAATCCTGTATTCCGTTAGCTATTTCTCTCAACTTCTGTAAACCGTCAGTAGGAATAATATCAAAAGAAGTGATTACCTCCTTTCTGTCGTCAACATCTTCAAGAACCGTCTTACTTTTACTCAATGTAATCATAATATTCTTTCCTTTCTGCTTTATAGCTATTGTCTTAACTACAATAAAAGTATAACATAAAATAAGGGATAAGTCAAAATTCAACCTATCCCTTATTAGTTAAAATTCGTTTACTTTCTTTGTTACTCTTCTTGCAATAACACAAGGTCTATTGGCATAAAATGTCTCCCTGTACTTCTTCGCCTCCGCAATATTTTCAAAAGCTTGCGGAGTAATCGGAACAAACTCCTCATATGCTTCATTTGTCTGTGTAGCAGGGTGTTCAACTACTCTTCCAAGTAAATACTGAATAGACCATACGTCTTCATCTTCTTCAAGTGTTTTAAATCCCTCGTAAGGATTATCGGGTCTTGTCTTAAGTTCGTCAACAAGCTCCTGTGTTGGAGTAAGACTTAAAAGTCCCTTTATTTCTGTTGCGACCTCAAAGCGGTGTACTTGATGTGTTGTGTTATCCTCTCTTTTAGAGACATCATCAAAGAACTCCTTATAGGGTCTTGCCCATGTATTACCCTTTGATACTGAGGTATAAATTACAAGTGCTTCGTCCTTATTAGACTCAAGTATTGCAATCTTATTGACAACATAATAGTCTCCCTTAAAATGTCTATACAGTCCACCTACTAAAACAATATTCTGGTTTTCCATTTGTCTTACTTCCTCCTTAATAGAAAAAATTCCAAGTTCCGTCACCCTCAAAATACAGGTAACTTCCAAACTCATCTGAATGGCTAAAATAGTAGTCCACTGCTTGAATTACACTATCAGTGACCTGATAAGTATAAGATTCACTGGGTATGTAACCTGAGAACTGGTCAGGTTGTGTAAGTACCTCATAAATTGTATTAGGGAAGTCACTTGAATTTACCCTGTTCATGACTACACTTACTATCTTTGCTTTTTCTTCAACAGAAACATAGTCACTACCATATTCTCTACCTACAAGGTTACACAACATTACCCTCTCTAATTCAGAAATACAATAATCTGTTACCTCATATGGAATTTCTTCTTCCTCCGCACACTCTGTAACAGACTCATAAATAACTTCTGAGGGACTTTCCAATGTCTCTGGTATAGTTTCAGTAATAACAGTCGTAACCTCTGTTGTAGAGGACGTGAGAGTGGTTTCCGTTGATGTTGTAGTTATGATTGTATCATCTACAGTCTCGTGCACAGCAGATTTTGTTGCAAATTCTGTCACCTTTGTGTCATCACTAACAGTATTGGTCTGTTCGTTATTAGCTGAACAGACCAAATAAAGTAAAACCTGCATAGACATAAAAAATAAAATAAGTTTAATCTTCATTAATTACCTCCAATTGTCTTTTAACTTTGCGGTCAGCAAATATACTATAGCACACTTTGGAAAATAATGCAAATAACCCTGTAACTTAGAAATAATGGTGCTACTAACCAGACTTGAACTGGTATGGTATTACTACCGAGGGATTTTAAGTCCCTTGTGTCTGCCTATTCCACCATAGTAGCCTTGTACTTCTGTAGAAACTGTCAAACTTCAAAAAAAAACAATTTGCCTGTCATTATGGGGGGGGAAATGACAGGCAATAAGTCCAAAGATAATATAACCAACAGTAAAATGTTTATAGTCTTTGTTTCTCCGTACATACTGTGCCAACACCAAGTAAAGAGAAAGAAAGGAGTGGTGCTCTTCTGGAAAATAACAAAACCAAAAGAACTAAGATTACCACCTAAAAGGTGAGAACTTGACCTGTCTTCATATACAGGTCTAACGGACAAGGAACTAATCCCTTAATTGTCATTCTTCGTGAGGCTTTGTCCGTCTACTCTCACATCAGCAAGGAGCTACCTTGCAACTGGTGGGAGATACAAGATTTGAACTTGTACACATCTATCACATCAAGACCCTCTCGCCAATTAAGTTAATCTCCCATATAGGGAGCAAATTTTTAATTGCTCCCTGACAGCAAAGTTAAGTTGAATCATGTGTGGATTTATTCAACACTGACATTATAGCACATAAAATTTAGTTAGTCAAGTCCTTGGGCATTTTAAAGGGACTTTAGTAGAACACTTTAGTCTGCAAGGCTTTCTGTGCATCACTTTCTCCTCTGAAACTTCTGGCATTGAGACTATCCTCTCAGCACACTCGTTACTCAGCTCTTTCCAAATCTCAGTCAAAACTCTTTTGACATCTGGAAGTTCAGAAAATGCACCAATCATCTCATTCACCACATCTCTGTACTCCCGAACTCTTTTATCCTCAAGATTTGAAAAATCAGGTTTTCCTTTTTCTGGAAAACGTCTCAAAACACTCACCTCCGAATCTCAGGAAACCACTTCTTCAACTTCTCAATCACTTTTGAAACGACAACTCCAATGTCGTCACTCATTGCGATTATCTCATCAAGTTTGTTTCCATTAGTCATTACACATACTCTGAACACTCCGTCATTAAATTTCTCGACAAACAGTGTGTAAATAGTCTTGTAAATATTATGTCCAACAACTACAACACTCTGACATTCAGTGTCCTCACGCTCTGTCTTCATCAATGGAGAATAATCACATGAACCCCAACCGAGGTTGTTTGTAGTGTTATGAATTCTCTTTAATCGAGTCAACAGTTCTTCCATTGCTCTTAAGTCCTTTCAATCAAATTTACTCTTTCACTGTCACGAGTATATCACATTTTCAAATTTCTGTCAAATCTCAAAATTTGACCCATAACGTAGCTAATATATATATATATAATTACATAGCTAATTAAATTACGCACATGATTCAATTACGTACCTAATTTATTATCTGCGTAATTATAATATATATATAATATAAAATAAAATAATAAATACAAGTATTTATTAAATTCATACAATATACTTCGTATATTGTATTCATGCCGACACGGGGTCGGCAAACACCCATTTTACGTTATTTACAAATAAATTCATTATTCATTCCATTTAGTGCTTTATGTGATTTAGGAGCTTACTAAGTCCTTGGTAATGAATTATGAATTTAACAGAAAATATACTCCATATGACCTGATTTTAGAGATTGACCAGAAATTTTTAACCACTGTTTTAAGTCCTTTATGACTGTCAAAATGTGTTGCTCACCACTATGTTTTAGCTGGTGTAACTACATGACTGAGGTTACAAAACTGCACACTATTACCTAAAAAATTTCTCCACTAATAAGGTGTCTGATGCGTGTGTAGAAAAATGAGAGTCAATTTAAGGGTGGGGTATTTTTAGGGTATAGGTCGAGTCTTCTCAAAAATTTTTGTGACCAATCCTAAACTTGATTTAAAATTAGATTAAAAATTTATTTACTATAAATAAATTTAATTGAGTTGAAGCACATAGTCAATCACTATGTATTATAGTATGTGTATACTGTATGTGCATACATACTATAGTACATGGTGTATATATATAGGCTATGTATATGAATAATGAAATAAAATAATAGCTATAATATGTAGCATACAGTATACTGGCGGCATATGTACTGTAATAGGGAGGTATTTATATACACTTTACCCTTGAAGTATCACCAATCTCAGAGCGAGATATGGCATATTCCGACCTATAGGGGTAGTTTTATATGTACCATGCCTATATAAGGGGTATATGTCCTAACCTCGCTCACTCAATTTTTAGGGGTCAGTCCTTAAAATCCTCAAAAAGTTCTTTTTCGTCACAGGCATCAATAACGTCGCACAGCACCGATTTTAATTCCGGGAGTATGTCAAGGTTAAAATTCACTCCTTTTTTCGTAAAACCTGAGTAAACTTCAGTGGTGGCATAGTAACGAATATCGACTTTTGGCAGTCCAAGTTCTCCACCCCTCTTCACACTTACAATGAGTTTTCCGTCTTTATTCAGAGGAATTTCAATCGGTGTGATTTCGTCCTTGTACTCATCAGAGGGGAGGGTATTCTCCGTATGACTTTTTCTTGGATTTTTTGTTTCCTTGACTTCTTCAACAGGTAAAGAAGTTAACAGTGTTTTTGACCTCTTAGTTAGTAGTTTCATAGATATTACCTCACTCAAAAATAAATTTAGTACTTAAAAACAAGCACTTATTTAGAGCCACAAGTGAGTGAGGAACTTGTGACCCTCGTATAAATACTTGTTGAGTGTTAAACACTCTATAAGACAGTCCTCAGTCTTTTTAAGAGGAATGTCCTAACAGTGTTTAAGCTTTCGTAATTCAAACTTCCAATCTGAATTTTATCATTTATAAGACCTCTTATGTTTTGTATAAATCATTCAGCATTGCTTTCCTCACTTTCTGTACAGTCTTTATAACCCAAATCTGTGAAATACTTGCGATAGTCATTGATAGCTCTTATTGTGGAGGAAGTTTCCCAACCACCGTTATTAATCATAAAGGACTTAGTAACATGGTCTACCGAACATATACAAGTGGAGTAGTAGTAGAAGTTCTCCCATTTAGGGTTAGTCATAAGAAGCTTCTTACTATGGTTTCCTACTTTTGTTCTTTCACCGCTTATAAGCTGTTCAATTGCTCTTAACATAAATATTACCTCACTCTTTAAAAATATTAGGAGCTTTAGGCACTCCATACAGCACATTGATTGTCTTTCAATGTGCTGTGGTGCAATGTCTAAGTACTCATTTTCCGCTGTGGTTAAGTAATCTCCTTGGTGTATTTGCGAGAAGTGTTACCACCTCCGATAAATCTAAATCTTCTTTGGTGTTTGTTTGCTTGCTTACAAGGTCATTTGCTATTTTCCAATAGTGGTTAAGGTATCTCTCCTCGTCTTTAAACTTAACATGATAGTGCAGAAGTTTTATTTTCTCTGCAAGCACCTTTCCCATTATTCTAAGTGGGGTTACATCTCCTGACTGATAAAGAATAGGCGGTGTAGAAGTAAAACCAGTATTCATAAAGTATTCGAGACTACTACCGTCAAGTGATACAAACTTATCACTATTATTCGGCGCAAAAAGAACTTCAAAAGACCTTTGTAAAATAGGGTGTCTTACAATCATAACTTTCATCTTAATTACCTCACTCATTTAATTTTGAGAGTGTTTTGAACACTCCATACAGGTCACAGTCTTTAAGACTATGACTTGCGGTGCAATGTTCAAAGGACTTAACCTATACGTCTATAACTACCACTACCTTGTATCTTTTCAAAGAAACAATACCCAAGTTCTGAATACTCAGGACAAGTAAAGTTGTATGTCCAGCATAGTACCCCATTTTCACTGTCAAGCTTAAAAGGACTACCGTCAAAGTCTTTAAGTATCACTGTCAGGCATTTCATGTCATCCATTATAGTGTTACAGACAAGTCCTATTGGTCTTGTCACTTTTTCATCACTGTACTGTGTAGCCATTTTCAGTATTTCAGCACCTGATGTTTCAGTGCATTTCAAGACTTTGCAAATGTAGTCAATCGCATAAGCAAGATTGTCCCTGTCTGTTATTTTGACTGGACGTCCCATAAGTGCTATCTCAGCTTTAGCATTAAGAGCTCCTTTTGAAAGCAATTCAGTACTCATTTTTATTACCTCACTCAAAATTTATTTGGAGTATCTAAGCACTCCATACAAGGAGTGACTTTATAAGTCACTCCCTGCGGTGCAGTGTTTAGAGATTACAAGTCATTCAGCACTATTCACAAGCTCATAAAGTTCAAACTCCATTCCGTTTGAAACACGTACTTTGAACTTTTCACCACTGTAAGGGTTTGTATCATCAACGTGTTCAATATCGTCTGGGTTGAACATGAACATTGCTTCGGTATAAAGTGAGTTCGCCCATATTCTCTTAAGACCATTACAGTAATAGCAAGGTTCGAGAATATCAAGGTCATTTGGGAACTCCTTTACAGAATTTGTGTGGTAGTTTTCTGTATAGGAAAACTCCTTTATCTGTCTCTTAGTCCAGTAAGTCACAAAATAAAATTGCTTGCCACTTTCAAGTGCAGTAGCAATGTCCCCCATAGTCTTGTAATTATCAGGAGCTACACTTAGAGTACCAAGTCCCTCAATTTCAAGTGTTTTCGGGAACATTTTAGCAACTGGAAAGTTTCCTGCTGTTTGTGGTACTGTCTCAACTTTGTCATCAACAGTCTTTTCAGCTTTTTTTGCAGGACTTACCTTTGGCTTCTTTGCAGTCTTCACCTCGTTTTCAGTTGGCACAGACTTCTTTTCCTCTGTGGGTTCAGTAATGAGGTCATCTTTAACTACAATTGGTTTTTTAAGTGTCTTTTTTACCTCATTCTCTGTAGGAGCAGAAACTTCCTCGGACTTAAAATCGTCATCAGTCATTGTGTTAAGAAAGGTCTGTATCTCTTCTACAACTTCAAAGACCTCAGACTTTTTAGACTTCTCAGCGTTATCCAATGTGTACTGAACACGTTCCGTGATAGCTGTATCTTTTATGTCTGGCTGTACTGCTTCTAAGAAACGGAGCATATCTGCCTTGCTGTTCTTCATTGTAACCTTAACATTCTTTGTATTCATAACGAATACCTCCTCAAATAAATTTGTGGTGTTGGCACACCCTCTCACTACTCAAATTGAGTAGTAAGTTGTGTTATTGTACAATTTCATAATAACACTCTCCTTTTAAATAGTGAGAGCGTGTGCCCAATAGCACACTCTTTGAGTGAGTGAGTGTTAAGATATTTCCAAGTTTTTCTTGACTGTTTATTGCTGTCACGCTTTTTTCGCCGCTTACGCTATTCAGTTACTTGCTCTTGATGTATAATCAAGTCGTTGACGTTGTATCAAAGGGATTGAAAACATAGTCTATAAATTCAGTGGCTACATTTTCAACACTTTATTGTACACGTTTGCACGTTCGCCTTTCGCTCTGTCTCAAAACTATCTATGCACACATCACACGCATTTCATGAGGTTCAGCGTTATAACTGAATTTGGGCTGGCACACTCTGTAAATGTGTGGTCATGTGTGATTTTTCAAGATACTGTCAAAACGCTTTACAGCTTGTACACTCTGTCACTGTGTTGCTGTCATGTTTTGTTTACAATGCTATTATAACTCGTTTTATGTCGATTGTCAATAGAAAATGTCATTTTTCATAGAAATCGACAGAATATACAAGAAACAAGTCATATACAAGTCATTGCATTAGTAGTATTGCACAAAATTACAAGTTTATGCAACATAGCAAAATAACTTTTCGAGGTCTCACAGCACGTCAGGGACGTGTAACAGGTCTCACAGCACGTCAGGGACGTGTAACAGGTCTCACAGCACGTC